GGGGGAGGGGCAAAAAGATCGCGCGGTGAAAATATATATGAGGCTGAACTATTTTCTTGCCCAAGTTTGATATATACGTACGTAACGTCCCCATTACAAACGTAGACGGTTTTGTGCAGCAATTCCCCCGCCACCCCACCACTTAGTTGACATCCAAGAAAGAGGGGTGGTATGGTGGGGGATCGGGACTTAGGAGACCGTCATGCTGCTAGGGATTTTGGCGATTGGGGTGGCAGCGGCCCTGCCGGCAGACCTTGGGTGGGTTGAGGGGGTCTTCGAAGGGCAGGGGTTCGTGATGCTGCTGACGAATAAGGAGATGGGGTGCCCGGAGGGGGAGAAAGGGGCGGTGGCGGCGACGGGGAAGGATACCGCCTACGGGTGCTGGTTCGAGAGGGATGAGACGATTTGGATTTGGTGGAGGGACGGGGATAGGTCGGCGATTCCCTCGAAGATGTTTAAGAAACCCCCGGAGGCCTGAGGTGGGAACGTTGCAGAAGGTGGCGTACAGCCACGAAGCGATGATCGATGCGATGATCGCGAATCCGGCGATCGCGGGGTGGGAGCTGGCGGCGATGTTCGGGTATACGGAGAGTTGGATCTCCCGTATCCGGAGTTCCAATGCGTTCCGCGAGAGGTTGAGGGAGCGGGCGCAGGAGATGGTCGATCCCGTGCTCCTCGCGACGATCGAGGATAACTTCGAGGCGATGGTGGCACGGAGCCAGGAGATCCTCCTCGAGAAGCTTTCGGAGCCGGCCCAGAACGTTGATCCGCAGCTCGCCCTCCAGTGCGCCGCCCTCGGGGCGAAGGCGGTAGGGATGGGAGGGTTCGGGGCGAAGGTTGCCCCCGCGCCCGCCGCCCGTGAACCCAATTGGTTGGAACGCAGTGCGGAGCGCCTCCGCAATCTCAACTCGCAAGGAGTCATCGATGTCGAAAGCCGGGAAGTATCCGTGCCCCGCCAAGCCGGGACCTAAGGAGAATCCGCCGAGTCCGGGGCAGCCGACGCGGCAGAGGTTCAACATGGCGCAGCCGAAGGGGAAGGGGAAGTGACCCCACTTGAGGTGATGGTTGAGAGGATGCTGAGGCGGGACGAGAGCACGGTGCTGCATGTCTACGACGATGCCACCGGCCTCCCCATCAAGCCGGGAACGACAGTGGTAGGGCACCCCACCATTGGCACTGGCCGCGCTCTCGACACCCACGGAATTTCCACGGGTGAGGCCAACTACCTCTTGATGAGCGACATGTGCGAGGTGGAGCAGCTTGCCGAGAAGGCCTTTAGCTGGTACCCCTTCCTCAAGGACGAACGAAAGGCGGTGATCCTGTCTATGCTCTTTCAGTTGGGCCTGGAAGGAGTAAACGGTTTCCACGAGTTCCTTCTCGCCGTGGAACACCAGAACTGGTCCCGAGCTGCCGCAGAGATGAAAGATTCTTTGTGGGCGAAGCAAACTACTGCACGGGCTAATCGCCTTGCGGAGCAGATGGAAACGGGAGTGTACCAACCGTGAGCAACTACTTCAACGCAGCCACGGCCAAACTCCTCGCTGCCTTCGGGATGGCGGGGATTTGGTTCTACGTGCGAGTGGATCACGTGCAAGGAGCGGAGGACCTCGTCGAGTTTTGCAAGGTGGGGCTCGCTGCCCTGTCCGCGCACTATCTCACCTATGCCGATCCGGCAGCGACCGAGAATGGCACTACCATCACCATCCCGAAGGGGAATTCGCAATGAGAAAGTTTTTCGCAATGATGGCGTTGGCGATCATCGCCGCCTGTGCCCAGGTTGGGGTCGTTGCCCCGCAGTCGCTGGATGAAGGCCTCGCCTACGCGCAGGGGCAGGTGAGTGCGCTTGAACAGTCCGCCGCGGTTGCGGTGTCGTCGGGGCAACTGAAGCCGGCGGTGGCCCAACAAGCTCTCGCGCTAGGGGATCAAGCGACGGCAGCGATCTCGGCTGCTCGTGCCGCGGAAGCCGGCGGTGACACCTCGACCGCCCAAGGGAAGCTCGCCATCGCCACTTCCATCCTCAACCAGCTCGCGGCAATGCTCGCTGCGCAAGGGGTCCACAAGTGAACACTGCTGACGTCGCAAGCGCGATTGAAGTCCTCGCCAACGTCCTCAACACCGTGACAAACTCGGTCACTAGTGCCGCCCAGATCTCCAACATCATCAAGAATGCCCAGGCCGATGGTCGGACGGCCTTGACAGAGGCTGAGTGGGCCACGGTTACTGCCGCCCAGAACCTGAGTCGCCAAGCCTTGGTCGAAGCGATCCAGAAGGCTCTGGCCGGGGGCTGAGCGTGAAACTCGACGCACTCCTCGTTGAGAACTTCGCTGGGGTCTACCTCAGCGAGGGGTATGCTGACCCTCAGCCGACCCCCCCGTTCCATCGGGAGTGCTGGGAGCTCTATTGCTCCAATACACGGTTGGTGGCCGTGGCTGCTCCTCGGGGCCACGCCAAGTCAACCGCCCTCACCCACGACTTCGGACTGGCCTCAGTCTGTTTCCGCTTCTCCCGCCACGTCTTGATTGTGTCGTCGACGGAAGAGCTTGCGATGACGCAGCTCGGGGACATGGCGAAGGAACTGAGGGAGAACGACGAGCTGAGGGCAGAGTTTGGGATCACCAAGCTCGAGACGGATTCTAAGGGAGAGATCGTTGTCCTCTGCAGCGACGGCTGGCGCTTCCGTGTAATCGCTCGTGGTGTTGAGCAGCGAGTCCGCGGGATGAAGTGGCACGGGAAGCGGCCCGATCTGATCTTGATGGATGACGTGGAAGAAGATGAGCAGGTCGCTTCGGTTGATCGGCGGAGGAAGCTGAGTCGGTGGGTCAACCGCGCGTTGATTCCGGCGGCCTCGCTGGGTGCGAGGGTCAGGTGGCACGGCACGATCCTCCACCAGCACTCAATGCTTTCCCGCCTGATGACGAGCAAGTCGTGGGCCTCGAAGCTCTACCGCGCCCACGCAAGCTTCAATGACTTCTCCCAGCAACTCTGGGAAGCCCGTCGCGATCCTATTCGGGGGATGAGCAACGAAGAGATCCTGCGGGAGATTCGTCAACAGTTCATCGACGACCAAGACGCGGTGGGTTACTCCCAAGAGTACCTCAACGATCCGCGGGATGACGAGACAAACTACATCAAGAAGGACTGGTTCCAGGCGATGAAGGAGTCCGACCACGACGAAGAGGGGATCTTTGGGGTGGGCGTTGACTTTGCGATTTCGAAGGCGGACAAAGCGAACCGCACTTCGATCACGACCGGGAAGATGGACCGCGGTAACCTGCTGCACATTGTCGATCAGACGGTGGGACGGATGGACTCCTCCGAGATCATCGACGCCCTGTTCGACACCAACCGCAAGTGGCACCCTGATCTCTTCTGGGTTGAGTCGGGGCAGATCTGGTTGTCCCTCTGGCCTACGATCAAGAAAGAGATGCTGCGGAGGGGAGAGTGGATCAACTTCGTCGCCCGTACTCCCATCAAGGACAAGGCCTCCCGCGGCAAGAGTTTCCAGAAGCGGATGAAGGGCGGTGGGGTAAGGTGGGATACCGACAAGGATTGGTATACCCCTATGCAGGAAGAAATCCTTTCCTTCTCCGAGCATGCGGAAGCGCAGCTGGATGACCAGTTCGACTCGGTCGCGCTGCTGAGCCTTGGGTTCGAAGAGATGCCGGACGTCGAAGACGACGATGTGATGGATGACGAGGAGTGGGATATGCGTGAGCACGACCCCCGTCGCTTCCTCGGACGCAATACAACTACGGGCTATTGATGCTCCACCTCGAAACCCAGATCAAGCTCGATGACAGGATTTGTCACGAGGCGAACCTGACTTCGAGGTTCTCCGAAGGCGATTTGAGGAGGATTGGGGACTGGTGCTGGGATGGGTATGATCGGGATGTGCAGAGCCGCTCGACGTGGCTCCGGCGCACCCAAGCAGCGATGGATCTCGCCCTGCAACTGCAGCGGGAAAAGTCCTTCCCGTGGCCGGGGTGCTCGAACGTCGCCTTCCCCCTCGTGACGATTGCGGCGATGGAGTTCCACTCCCGCGCCTACCCGACGCTGATTCAGGGGACGAACATTGTCAAGGCGCGGGTGCCTGGTTCGGACCCGCAAGGTACCCAGCACTCCCGCGCGATTCGGGTCGGCGCCTACATGTCTTACCAAGTCCTCGAAGAGGATCAGGCATGGGAAGAGCAGATGGATCGTCTGCTGCTCCAACTCCCGATTGTGGGGAGTGTTTTTAAGAAGAGCCGCTACGTCCCAGTGCAAGGGATCAACGTCTCCGAGATGGTCCCATCGGTGAAGCTGGTCATGGACTACTACGCGAAGAGTGTAGAGACTTGCGCCCGTAAGACCCATGTGATTGAACTCTACCGGAACGAAGTCCACGAGAGGTGTGTGGGGGGAGTGTTCCGGGACTTCCTCGACGAGGCTTGGTACAAGTCGCCGAGTGCCCCACCCCAGATGGAAGGGCAGGTTGAGGCGGATAGGCGGATGGGGCTGAACCCTCCCTTCGCGGATGAGTCAACGCCGCTTACGTTTTTGGAACAGCATTGCTGGCTGGATGCCGACGGTGATGGGTATGCAGAGCCCTACATCATCACGATCGAAGCGAACTCGAAGTCAGTTGCTCGGATCATTGCGAGGTGGGAGGATCCGGCGGACGTTGAGAAGGTGGGGAATCGAATCCTTCGGATTAAGGCCACGGAGCAATTCACAGGGTATGTGCTGATCCCGAGTCCGGATGGTTCGGTCTACGGGATGGGGTTTGGTGTGCTGCTGGGGCCGCTCAACGAAGCGGTCAATACGATCCTTAACCAGCTGGTGGATGCAGGAACCCTGGCTAACACCGCCGGCGGGTTCCTCGCGCGAGGAGTTAAGTTCCGCGGTGGCCAGTACACCTTCACCCAGTTCGGGTGGAACCGAGTTGACTGTACCGGGGACGATCTGCAAAAGAGTATCTTCCCCCTCCCTGTGCGGGAGCCAAGCAATGTCCTGTTCCAAGTCCTCGGGTTCCTGGTGAACTATACCCAGCGGATCAGCGGCTCCACAGACATGCTGGCGGGAGAGAACCCCGGTCAGAACACCCCGGCGCAAACCTCCCAGACGATGGTTGCGCAAGGGATGAAGATCTACTCGGCGCTGTTCAAGCGCGTCTGGCGCTGCATGAAGGAAGAGTTCTCGAAGCTCTACATCCTCAACGGGCGGTATCTCCCTATTGAAAAGAACTTCGGGGATGGCGGGAAGATTTCCCGCGAAGACTTCCTCGGAGACCCGAGTCAAATCGTCCCCGCCGCTGACCCCAACGTCGTCTCTGAGGAGATGAGGATTCAACTGGCCTTGATGATATCGGAGAGGGCGAGGATGGTGCCCGGTTACTCGATCGAAGCTGCCGAGCGCAATCTCCACGAGGCGATGAAGCTCGAAGGCTCCGCTATTCTCTACCCCGGGCCCGACAAGGTCCCGCCTCTCCCCAACCCGAAGGTTCAGGTTGAGCAGATGAAGATGGAGATGAAGAAACTGGAACTCCAGCAGGCGCAGCAAGAGTTCACGATGGAGATGCAGGAACAGCAAAAGCTGAACCAAGCGGAGATCATCAAGCTGATTGCGCAGGCTGAAGCGCTCGCGGCGCAAGCCCAGAGCGAACAGGAAGGGCATCAAATCGCCCTCATTGAGTCGATGATCGGGATGCTGAAACTCCGCAACGAGAACATCAAGCACCACATTGACTCCGTCCTTAAGGCAGCGGAGATTGACAATGACCGACGAGCAATTGAGAAACAGCCCGCTTCCGCTGGAGGTGGTGACTGAGGAAGAATGGTCCTCGTGGAAGGAACATCCGACGACGAAGACCTTCAGGAAGTACTTGACGAAACAGTTGGCGATGACTTTCGAACATTGGGTGGCAGGGAGTTTCACTGCCCCCGAAGGCGACAGGACTCTCCAACTCAACTCAAGTGCTATCGGTAGAGGGCAGCTGATCAAGGACATCCTTGAACTGACTGCCCAGGAAATTAACCAAGGAATGAATGATGAATGACAGTGGACTGGAACCTCGTGGTCGATGCGTGCTGGTGAGGCCGGCAGAACTGGAGATCCAAAAGGGTTTGATCCAGGTTCTCGACAGTACCGTGGCGGAAGCGCATATGCTGCAGATGCGGGTTGAAGTGGTTGAGGTGGGACCGTGCTGCTGGCCGGATGAGCCGGAGCCGCGAGCGAAACCTGGGGACGTTGTGATGGTCGCTAAGATGAGCGGGTCGCTCGTCAAGGGACTGGATGGTAAGCAGTACCGTGCGATCAACGACCGGGACGTCTTCATCCGCATCAAGGAGCAAGGCAATGGCTGACCGAGAAGGGGAAAGCACCAGCGGCGAAGTTGACCGCGGTCCGATCGAAGCTGAAGCGAAACGCATGGGGTGGGCTCCGAAGGAGCAGTGGAGGGGTGACCCGGAGCTGTGGAAGGATGCCGACGAGTACGTGAGGAGGGGGAAGGAGATCATCCCCATCGTCCGGGCGCAGAACCAAAAGCTGACCGACCAACTCGCGGAAGCGACGAGGCAGCTGGCGGAGCTGAAGGGGACGCTCACGAAGCAGGAGCAGACGACCAAAGATCTGCTAAAGCACCAAGCGGAGCAGATCGAGCGGCAGGTCAAGGAAAAGCTTGCGGACCTGAAGAAGGAAAAGCGCGAAGCGATTCGCGAAGGCAATCACGATTTGGCGGCGGACCTGGAAGAGGAAATCGACCAAGCCCGCGATGACTTGGCGGCAGCGGCGAAGGCGCCGGCACCCGCCACGGCAGGGTCTCCTCCGGCAGCTCCGGCTCCGCAGTACGAACCCTGGGCACTCGAGTTCGGTCAGGCCAATGATGAATGGTTGGGAAAGGACAAGCGGAAGACGGCCCTGTTCATGGGCATCGCAGAGGATCTGATGGCGACGACCTCGCTTAGGGCAGGAGCCCTTTTAGAAGAGGCCAAGGTACAAGCCGAGGCGATCTTGAACAAGGCCCCTGCGCAGCGGATGGCAAAGTCTGAAGGCGGTGGTGGTGGATGGGAAGGGACAGGGCAAGGGGGAGGTTCCAGCGGTGGAGCCAAGACCTTCGCTGCCCTCCCTCAAGAGGCGAAGGAAGCTTGTCGCGCCCAGGCAAAGAAGTTCGTCGGTGAATCTGGTAAGGCTTTCAAGACCGAAGCCGAGTGGCAAAAACATTACGCGGAGACTTACTTCGCGTCGCAGAGGTAATCATGGAAATCAGCAAGGGAACTGTCAAAGACGTGGCGCAGGCCGCGAAGGAAATCAACCCGGCCAACCCGCTTGCGAAGGCTGCCCAGGACGTCGACTACGCGCCGATGGACCTACCCTTCCTCAAGTTGGCGGTGCCGGAACTCCCTGGGTATTATATGTACTGGCACCTGGGGAAGAACGTTTCGAGGGCACTGCGCTCCGGCTACACCTTCGTCGACCACGACGAGGTGGAGATTGTGGACAGCGGCATCGCGAATGATCGGACGGGAGATGGGTCGACTGACCTCGGTTCCCGAGTCTCCGTGTCGGCCGGTGCCAGTGGTGACGAAGATGAGGAACGTCTCTATCTCATGAAGATCCCCCTGGAGATCCATGAGCGGCACATGAAGATGAAGACGGACCGCAACGAGGAAATCGCAGTGCAGCTTCGTGCTGGTCAGCTGGGAGCCGAAGGCGACCCCGATCGGAACAAGCGGTACATGAAGGAAGGGCAACATCTTTTCTACCCCAAGAACGGGGCGAAGAAGCGCTAGTCGCTAGCTCGCGCCGTTAACCTACGGAGATTTTGAAATGGCAAATGCCAACAAGCCGATGGGGCTTTCTCCCCATTCGTATCTGAACGGCGCGAAGTGGAATGGGCAGGCAACGGTCTATTCCCTCCTAGTCGGCGACACCACCAACGCCTACGCTATCGGCGACCCGGTTGCCCTTGGCGGCAGTGGTGATGCCAACGGCGTCCCCAATGTTGTCCTAGCGACTGCGGGCGCCGGTAACGCCCTGCTCGGGGCGGTCGTAGGCCTCGTCCCTTCGGGGAATGTCTACGGCGGTGCTGTGGGTGCAGGCGGTCCGCAGTTCGGTGCTGTGGTCGTCCCTGCCGGGACGCGCACGGCCACCATCTACCTCCTGGTCGCCGACGATCCCTTCATCATCTACGAGGTTCAGGAAGGTGGGGCCGGTACGGCTCTCGCCACCACCGACCTCGGCACCAACATCAACCTGCTCGCTGGTACGAACAACGGTTACGCCTCCGGCTGGCTGTTGGACAACAACTCCAAGGCCACGACGAGCACCTACCAGATGCAACTCCTCCGGCTCTCGCAGAAGGCAGACAACGCCTTCGGGACGTATGCGAAATGGCTCGCACGCGTCAACAACCACAACTTCAAAGCTGGCACCACCGGCGTTTAAAGGAGAAACATCATGGCAGGCGGCGTAATCAATACGGGCTCCCATCCTTCGCTCCTCTGGCCGGGGATCAAGGCCACGTGGGGGCAAGTCTATAGCGAGCACCCGGAAGAGTATACGGACCTCTACGAGGTCGGTGACTCGGACAAGGCGTACGAGAAGTTCGTCGGACTCACCGGCTTCGGGCTCGCCCCGATCAAGCCGGAAGGTCAGCCGGGCACCTACGACTCCGAAGTCCAGGGCGGCATCACCACGATGGTGCACATCGCGTACAGCCTGGGCTACCAGGTCACGTACGAAGAGATGGAAGATAACCTCTACGAGGAAGTCGGAACGCGTCGGGCGAAGGCGAATGCCTTCTCCATGCGCCAGACCATCGAGAACGTCTGTGCGTTCCTCTACAACAACGCTTTCGTCACCACGTACTTCACGACGTGGGATGGGGCGGCGTTGGTCTCGACTGCGCACGTCAACGCAACTGGGGGAACGTTCTCTAACGCTCTCAGCCCCGCGGCTGACCTCTCGGAGTCGAGTCTGGAGGACATGAGCATCCAGATCATGAACGTCCAAAACGATCGAGGCCTGCGCATCAACCTGATGCCCACGACCCTGCACGTTGCGACGGCGAACTGGTATAACGCCAATCGCATCATGAAGTCGGTGCTGCAGTCCGCCACCTCGAACAACGCGATCAACGTTCTCAAGGCGACGAACGCGTACCCTGGTGGCATCAAGATGAACCACTACTTCACCTCGCCCAACGCGTGGTTCGCACGGACGAACTGCCCGGAGGGGATGATGATGCTGTGGCGCAATCGCCCTGACTTCCGGCAGGACAACGACTTCCCGACGCGCAATGCGCTGGCCTTGGCCTACATGCGGTTCAGCGTGAACTGCGTGGATGCCCGCGGCATCTTCGGAAGCAACGGACCGTAAGTTGTCTCCGCTGGGTTTGCTGTCGGAGTGGGCCCAGCTTTTGGTGTACGTGGATAATGGTAACGTTGTTCACGTACACCCCTTTCTTCAAACTGTCTTCCTACTAGGAGTTATACCATGTCTATTGGTGCAGGTCCCCAAATGTCCAGCTTCCCCTACGGGTTCGCCGATGGCGTGCTTATCAGGGGGATGCCGGTAGAAATCACTAACCCGGGGCGTACGTTCTGGGTCTACAACGGAAGTGCTTTGGCGCCGCAAGGGAGTGCGGGCGCGGACGGCAACCCGGGAACGTTTGGCTCTCCCAAGGCCACTATCGCCGGGGCGTTGCTGCAGTGCGTCGCCAATCGAGGGGATGTGATCTATGTTAAGCCCGGCCACACGGAAACGGTGAGCGGAGCGGCTGGCCTTGCCCTCAACGTGGCGGGCGTGTCGATCATCGGCCTCGGCCAAGGGAACTCTCGTCCGACGATCACCTTCAATACGGCCACCACGGCCCAGATGACAGTCACCGCCGCGCAGATGGCGATGGTGAACTTCGTGCTGGATGGTACGGGGTTTGATGCGATTGTCTCCCCCATCTCGGTCACGGCGGCGGACTTCCAGCTGCTCAACTGTGACTGCATCACGGCAAGCGCGACGAACCAGGTGGGCGTGTTCCTCACCACCAGCGCGGCAGCGGATCGTCTCGTGGTGGCAGGTAATCAGTTCCGGGGTACGACGGACGCGGGTACGACCAACGTCCTCCAGATCATCGGAGGGGATTGCATCCAGATCTTGAACAACAAGTTCATTGGGGCGTATACGACTTCGCTGGGGGCGATCAACAACATCACTACTGCGATGACGGGGGCGTTGATCTCGGGCAACACTATCGTAAACCAGACGGCCTCGAGCACCAAAGCTCTTGTGTTGCTGTCGGGCTCGACGGGAGTAATCAGTGACAATCGAGTAGGGATTCTTTCCGGCACCGCCCCCTTCACGGCCGCGGGAGCGTATTGGCTCGCCAACTACTACGCTGCTACTGCCGGCTCTATCGGTCTGATCCAGTAAGGAGTCCCCCATGGCTTCGGTTTGGGCAAAAGCTCTCAGTGGGACCGACCCTGGTTCCAAGAACGTTCACGTCCAAGTGAACGGCGTTGTGGATGGGGGAGGATTGGATTGGCAGACCCTCATCGCGGTGAAGGACTTCCATGCCAGCGGCCTTCGCCTCGACGCTGTTAGCTATGCCCTCTCCGACAAGCTTGAGGTCCTGCTCGCCTGGGATAAGGACGTGGAGGGGGAGGAGCCGCACGTGTTCCTCCCTCTCAACGGCCGAGGGCGGTTGGACTTCGACTCCGTCAACGGGTTGCAGAATACGGTGGGGGAAGGAAAGACGGGGAATGTCCTTGTTTATGCCTCCCCTACCGCGGCAGTGACCCGCCCCTTGTACTTCACACTCGCTCTCGATTTTTCGAAGCAGAGGAGTTAATATGGCAAATCGAAGCGCAGACGCAACCGTCCCCGCGCATGATGCGGTAGTGGTGGTGCCCAACGACAACACTGTTATCCCGGTGACTCGGGGTCTGTATGTGGGTGTCTCGGGGAACATCACTGTTCGTATGATCGACCAAGCGGTCCCGTACAACACTACCGGCAACACAGTCACTTTCACTGCCGTCCCCGTTGGAATCCTTCCTGTCCAGGTGGACAAGATCCTTTCCAGCGGTACGACCGCAAGCAGCATTCTCGCTCTGTACTGAGGAATTGCCATGCACTCGAAGCGCTCTCATGAAGGTTGGCTCTTCTCGTCGAACGGTATGACAGGCCGAACGACTGAGTGTGCAACCATCACGTGTTCCCACTGTCAACAGGTCATGATCGTCAACCCCTTGCGCAACAGGGAAAGAGCCTATTGCACTGGGTGTGACCATTACATCTGTGATGGCTGTGGAGCTGTTCGAGCGCTCAACGGAGGAAAATGCCGCACATTCAAGCAAATCGTTGAGGAAGCGCAAGAGGCAGCGGCCGTCGGTCGTACGCCTTCCGGAATCATCCTTTCACCTTATTAGGAGCCTGTTATGGCCAAGCGTGTTTTGGGTCTCACGACCTTCACCCCCACCGCGACGGCGGACACGACCAATCTGGTCGATGCCACGTACTTCGGTGTGATTCAAGGTGGTTCGTCCACCCAACGGATCAACATTCTCGAAATCTTCATGGGAGGGCAAGCAGGTTCGTCTGCTCCCACCTTCATGCTGCTCGCCCGCGACAGCACGATTGCGGTGACCGTTTCGTCCGGTACGGGCCAGACGGATGCAGCGATGGACGCCTCCACGGCAGCTCTCGCCGCCCCGCCGGTCGTCGGGAATACCGCGACCACCAAGCCGCAGCGTTCGTCTACCCTCCACCTGCTGAACCTCTCGTTCAACGCGTTTGGTGGGCTGGTGCGGTGGCTGGCGGCGCCTGGGGAAGAGATCACCACCATCGGCAATACCGCGTCGCTGGGAGAGGTTTCCCTCTCGGCATTCACTGGTGGCACCCCCGGCCTGATGGGCGGCCACATCATCTACGAACCGTTCTAAGTCGAACGTAGGCGAGTATCATGGCAACCATACTGCGTGACCCTCTGATCACTCGCATTGAGCGAGCGAACCCTTCTGCGGCGGCCAACGCCCAACCGTGGAGGGGTTCCAATATCGCCCTGCTAACGGCGGTGGTGGTAGTTCAACCTATCTTCCCGCCATTGTTTCAAAATCCCACTCCGCCGCGGTGGTCTAACGACCTGCGGACGTGGTTCAATTTCCAGACGACGCCGATCACGACCCCGGTCACGGGGTTCGACTTCGTCAACACGCGGTCGTCCTTGCCGCCGCAGCAGCCGTATGTCACGCCCAATGTGGCGCTGTCGACGACTCTTCCCCCCGCTATTCCGGCCGGGGTGGCAGGGAGCTACGACCAACCGAATCCGCAATTGCCGGATCGTTTCCGCGTCTTCCGCTTCCCACAGTACCCGAACTTCCAGGTGCTGCCGCAGCCGAATGCGCAACCCTTCTGCAACGTGGATTGGCCTGTGCCAAAGGGACCGACGTACCCCATGAGCCTTCGGGTGTTGACGGGGTCGATGGATCTGGGGGATCGTCTCCCTCCACCGGGGGTCGCAGAGGTCATGAACACCCTGTCGATCAGCATCCTGGCTTCTAATCGGATTGGGTTCTAAATGCCAATCAGCTTTTCCAGCGGAGGATTCCCGATCATCCCTATTGTGGGAGGGGGTGGTGGGGGAGGTGGCGGTGGTGGGGGCAGTGCTCCCGTGATCCTCTTCACCGACTTCCGGGCAGGCCCGATTACGGGAGGGGAGAATAATAAGGGTTGCTACGTGACCCTGTATGGATTCAACCTCGGGAACTTTGCGGATTATGGAGTCACCAACCACATCACCATTGGGGGAGTGGAGGTAGACAACTACCGTTGCATGTTTAACATGATGGGGGCAGGGTCGGGCGGTCCTGGGCAGGGGGTGTATGAGACCTGGGGGGCGAAGGGGATCACGTTCCAGGTGGGGGCCCTGGGGAGCCCGACGCTCGGAGTAGCGCTGAAGATTGATCTGACAGTGGGGGGAGTGCACCCTTCTAACCCCACGGACGGGAGTGGGAACTATAAGAACTTCGCCGTTAAGATGGACGGGTCGGCGAACTCTCTCACGTTCACTCCTAACCCCGGTGCGATCATCTTTGTAGACAGGGCGAACGGGAACAACGCAAACCCAGGGACTATCGGTTCGCCGCTCAAGGATCTTCAGATCTCCACCGGCTTCGGCGGGGCGTTTTTGTGTGCCACCGGGGCGGGGCAGACGAACGGCATGAAGCCCGGAACGCATGTTATCGATTTGGGCGGGAGTACCAGCACGGCAGGTCTTAGTGGATTTGCCGTGGGGCTCTTCCGTATTGGGGGCACGTTGGAAACGGGGGCCACTAACTCTGGCCCAATCTGCTATACGAGGTATCCCGGGGCAGCGGGAGCGAACTCCCCGGCACTGGTCACGCTCAACCCCGCAATCGATGGAGGAGGGAACGGCGGGGGAGGCTTCAACGGGAACGATACTGCCCGGGCACAAGAGACGAATCCGTATGATGGTCAGCAAGGATGGGGAAGGTCGATCCACATCTCCAACGTCAAGATCGTTTCGTCGGCGAATGCTGCTCGGGATGGCGCTCCTATCAATCTGGAGTCGAGCGGGAACGATTGGCGGATTGTGAACTGCGATTTGTCGTGGCCGTGGGTTAGTAATGCTTCGAACATCACCAACGCTGCAGGCATCGCTGGCAACGGTACTGATGTGATGTACTTGGGTAACTACATCCATGATATTCGAGGAGTCGTGTCGGCGAATCAGAACCACGGAATGTACATTGACGGTTCGCTGGTGTGCGCAAATGGAGTTGTGGTTTTCTTGAACTGCATCAATACGATTACTGCCGGTAATGGAGTCCAGACGTTTAACTCTCAGGCCTCCGGGGCCATTCAAAACATCTCGGTGCATAACAACTGGATAGAGAACACCAACAAGCATGGGCTGAATGTCTCGGATAATACGCAGAGTCGAATCGACTTCAACAACGTTGTGGTGGCGTCGGGGGAGGCTGGTTATAACGTTTCGACGGGAGCGGTGACGGTTGCTGCAGGGGTGAAGAATTGGAACAACACTTTCTACGGCTGGGCGAGGGTGGTGACGAGCCGCCCTTGCTGGTGGAACCAGGGGATTGTAGGATCGTCCCCCGCGTCGACGGATACGCGGAACAACATCTTCTGCCAAATTAATGGTTACCCGGGGACGTACACTTGGGTCGTGACCAACGGCGGCACGGACACCTTCGGCTATAACCAGTGGTACGACGTGAATGGGATTGCGGGGAGTAAGCCCTCCAATGACACGACAGGAGCGACAGGTGACCCGCAGTTCACCAATGCTGCTACAAAGGATTTTACGCTGCAAGCGACCAGTCCCTGCGTGGACTCGGGCACTACCCCTTTGCTGAGCACTCCTTACGACTTCCTCCTGAAAACTATCAGCGGTCAGATTGATCGCGGCGCGTACCAACGGGGAGCGACCTACCCATGAGCTTCGTACAAAAGAATACTCTCACAGGCTTTTTGGGGGTAACCTCGGCGTCGTCCAGTATTACTGGGGCGACCCTTCACAACCTGCTGGTGCTGTTCATTAGCTGGGATGTGAACGGGGGGACGACAGGGCCCTCATTGGACTCGACTGCGATCGCGGCGGGATGGTTAACGGCGAGGAATCCTGCCGGTATCACAGCGATCGGCAACAGTGGATGGGCAACTGGAATGTCCATCTTCTATCGGCAGGATGCAGCGTCTGGGACCAACACGGTCAATGTGACCTTCCCCAACTCTACCCGGGCCCAAACTCTTATTGCGGAGTTCTCGGGGTACGCGACATCGGGAGCGTTGGACATCACGGCTACGAATAATGTAGCAAACGGTACGACGGTGACGGTTACGAGTGCCACTACGAATCAGGCGACAGAATTGGTAGTGGTTGGGGTAGCAGCGGACTTTGTGGCCAGCAACTCGAACATCGGGATCACCGATCCTCCGACGGGGTATACTTCGTTGGCAGTGCTGCAGGACACCAATACTTATGCAGGACTGGAGTTCTCCTACAAAGAGGTGACGAGCACTGGAACGCAGTCGGCGACGTGGTCATGGGCTACCTCCGGGGAAGGTATTGCTTCGTTGGCGACCTTCGGAACGTCCGGATCGAGCGATACTCTTCTGGGGCAAGCGCTGCTTTAACCGATGCCAGTCTGCCTCAGCGCCACCGGATTCCCCTCCGCTCAGCCGGCGGGGCCGAGCTTCACCCCGTTGATCTTGGCGACCCCGGTGATTGGGCAGCCGCTGAATTACACTACCCCCGGGTACGCAGGGCCAGTGACTGGGCAGCAATGGTATTGGAATACGGGATCGGGGCCGGTGCTGATCCCTGGGGCGACAGGGGCGACCTACACGCCAAGTCTTACAAGTGCACGGGGTGGGGCTAGCGACGTCGGTGGGTTTCCCAGTGTAGCAGTAATCACTCCCTTTGGCACTTATCGGAGTCAAGAGTTCGCGGCGTCGAGTCAAGTTATTGCCCAAACGGGCGTGCTGACAAAGGCTAGCCCCACCTCGGGAACGAACTTCATCGCGACGGAAGCTACCACGATTACAATCCTGACTGTGTGCATTGTGCGGCTAGTCTGCCCTCTTGGGCCGAACCCGACATTCTACATCGAGACGACCGTAGCCCCCGGGACGTATACGGGGGGTGTGAGTAACTTCGGTGACCCGACTTTGTTGGGAGGTTCGCAGTTCAGTTGCAATGTTTATTCGTATTTGTCCTTGGCCCCTGCGGCGTGCGTGGATCAGGTGGCGGCTAGAGCGGCCACAGCTACCCGCCCAGCGGCGAGCACTGGGGTTGGGTTCTTCACAAAGAGCGGAGCGCTGTACGATGCGAACGGTCATCGCTTTGATGGTCGGGGGATTAACCGATTGCACTGGGATTGCAACCGCCCGGGGAATGATACTGGGTTGTTCAACGCGGAGGCTAACATCCACCGCCTGTTTGTGGATACCTCCCAGAACTGGGCGACGGTAAATCAGCCCCTTGTTGACGCAATGATCTCGCACAGTGTTGTGCCCCAGCTGGTAATCCCCTATGTGCGGGCGAACTTTCAAGCGTCGTTCTCTGGCACAACAATGACGGTCACTGCGATGAACTCGGGGGTGATTGGGTGTGCCGCGGCGTTCAGCTCGGGGGCGGGAGGCGGATTTATTTCGACAGGGGTGTCTTCGACCACGGTCATCAAAGCACAGTTGACTAACACTAACCCGAGCGGGATTCCGGGGAAAGAGGGTACGTACACTACAAGCACGACGAACAACATTGCGACTCCGCAGAACGTTGTGTACAGTAACGGTACGACCGGGCAGACCGCTCCGGACTTCGCCGTAGCCGCGGCTCAGGTGTGGGTTGATAACTACTCAAACTTCGGCCCCTATGAACGGTGGATGCTGCTCAACATCATCAACGAATGGGGAGCGTCCGCAGGAACCTACACGGCCTCGTTCTCAGGGACTACGATGACGGTCCCTTCGAGTTCGGCTAGTGTGTACCTCAATCAGCGGATCAATGGGACTGGGGTCACACCGTGTAAGGTAGTTCAGTTCCTCACAGGCACTGGCCATAATGGGACCTACCAAGTTGACGTGGATCAGGGCACGCTCGGCAACACCACGATGACGGATGTCACCTGGCGCGACACCAATATCACCATGGTGCAGATGCTGCGCACGGCCGGCTATAAGGGTACGATTGTGCTGGATGCTCCTGGGAGTGGGCAGGACGCGCCGTCGGCCGGGAGAGCCTGGACCATCATCAATCATGCCGCCGCGATTCAGTCTGCCGATCCCCAACAGAACATCCTTGTTGAATTGCATGTCTATGGCAGTTACCCCGCGGGGTGGTTGGCGGCGACTGCTCAGGCGCTTGCCACTGCCTCAACCTCTTCGGGGATTCCTTACTGCATTGGAGAGTTTGGCCCGGCTAACCAGAATGCCGCGTCCGGATCTATCTCGACCGCGCAGACTCTCGAAACAGTTTCTGTATCGTTTGCCTGTAGGCTGGGGTGGAAGTATTGGGCGTGGGATGACCCGGTGAACGCCACTAATACTACCACCATTTACTACGCGGCTTGTTTGAAGGCTAACAGCAACTGGTTCTCGACTTCGGACCCGGCGGAGCTTACAGCAGCCGGCAGACAGTTATTGCTCGATAGCACCTACGGTTTGACATTCATCACCGTCCCCGCTACCATCTTTCCGTAACCCAACCTCGGAGAATTTCATGCCTGACGATCTTGACCCACTGCTTTCGCGGATGCTGAAGGAGCATGATAAGGAAGAGTTGTCTGATCTGTTCGCCTTCGCAGTGGATAGGTGGTTGGATAAGCAGTTTGCGAAGTTTGGCAAGTGGGCTGTGGCAGGGGTAGCGGCAGCGCTCTTTGCCTGGATTGTGAAACTGTATGTTGCCTCTGGGGGGGTGAAATGAGCACGGCGCAGTATGTTGTTACTAAGGCGTTCGAGGACGCGGGGATTTTGACGCTGGGAGGAACCCCCTCTTCGGATCAGTACAACCGTGGAATGGATCGGCTGAACGATATCATCAACCTCTGGGCTACCCAAGGATTGAAGTTGTGGCTCAACGAAGACATCCCGGTGACACTGGTTGCGGGGCAGACGACGTACTCGATGGGGCCAGGAGGGGACGTCAACATGACAAAGCCCCTGTCGGTGTTTCAGGCATACTACCTGACCAGTACGCAAAGCCGGCAGCCGCTGACTATCCTCTCGCGGGATGAGTGGACGAGGTTGAGCCAGACCAATGTTCTAGGTTCCCTCAACTCGTTCTTTCCGGATAAGCAACTGGCCTTCCTGTACGTCAACTTTTACAACACTCCCGACGCGACAGCGGCGACTGGCACGGCTCACCTCATCACGAGGATTGCCGCGAGCAATGTCTCCTCTATCTTGAACAACGTTGACTTCCCGCCTGAGTGGACTATTGCTCTTCGCTGGGCTCTCGCGGATGAGTTGGCAACCAACCAGCCGAAAGAGATTCAAGACCGCTGCGCCCAACGAGCAGGGGCGTATCGGACTGCTCTCGAGGATTGGGATGTGGAAGACGCCCCAACGTTCTTTGCTCCCGACTCTCGAATCCAGTACGCAGGCGGGAGGTTCCGGTGACTGACGCACGTTCCGTAGTTCTCCCGATCTTTTCTCCAATCTCCAATCGGGATCAGAGTATCCTTAAAGACTCCCGTCTCTACAACGGGTTTGCCGAGAAGGGGCAGGGAGAGAGCAAAGAAGAGGTGTGGGTTTATAAGCGACCAGGGTTGAAGTACTCTTCGACAGTGGCTGCGGGAACTGGGCTAGGAGTGTTCAATTGGAAGGGAGATATCTACTCCGTCTTCAACGGGCACCTCTACAAGAATGGAGTGGATAAGGGCGCTGTGGATACAACCAGTTCCTACACCTTCACTTCGTGCCTTGGGGCGACTCCGAAGCTCTTCCTCAAGAACAAAGCGAAGGCGTATAACTACGACGATGGGGCGGGGTTGGTACAGGTGACGGATGTCAACTACCCAGCGACGACGGTGAGGGGATGCGCGTACCTGGATGGGACGACGTACATCTTCACCCCTACCTCATCCATCAATGGAGATGACTTCAATGACCCTACGACTTGGGACCCCCTCAACACCCTCCTCGTGCAGATCGAGCCCGACGCCCCGCAATGCTTGGCAAAGCAGCTCGTCTACATCATCGCAATCAAGTCGACGGAGACGGAAGTCTTCTACGATGCGGGCAATGGGACGGGATCACCACTTGGCGCTGTTCAGGGTTCGAAGCTTGGGGTGGGTGCTCGTTCAGCAGAGTCCGTTGTTCGATGCGGAGATGATCTGGCCTGGGTGGGGACTACGACGGAAGGGGACATCCAAGTCATGTTCATGTCGAAGGTCCATGGGGAGAGTATTTCAACTCCTCCTGTGGAACGGCTACTCGCCCCCCTTGATTTCAGTGTGGTCTACGCGTGGTCTGCAAAAGTGGCTGGGCACCGCTACTACGTGGTTACGATCAAGAATAGTAATCTGACGTTGGCCTTCGATCTCACAAGTGGACTGTGGTATATTTGGACTGACCCGAATGGGAACTATATTCCTATTGTGTCGGCGACCTACAACTCGAGCGCCCAGCCAGTGCTGCAGCATGAGTCGAATGGGAAGCTGTATACCTTGGATGCGCAGACGTTCCAGGATGACGGAGTGAATTTCACCTTTTCGTTGTTCACCCCCAATTTCGATGGAGGGATGCGGACAACGAAGACGACGGGGACGGTTGACGTAGTCGCAGATGAGATCAACACCAACATCAATATCTCTTGGAGCGATGACGACTACCAAACCTTTACGACTCCGCAGACGGTTAACTTGAACCAGGGGCGTGTGACAATCCAGGACGGAAGTTCGTACCGCAAGAGAGCCTACAACATCACTAACACCGACAACACGTTTCTCCGCGTCAAGGCTCTCCAGCCCATGACAGCAGCGAGTAACCACTAATGGCCTTCCAACCAGTCCCCACTTACCAAGACCCTGTCGAAGTTGACAAGAGGACTGGGAAGTTCCAATTCAACCCTACGTGGTTGAGTTGGTTCTTGACGCTGAGTAATGGAGGGTTGTCGAATACGATTCAGCACAACTCACTGCTGGGATTGCAAGGGGGTGGGAGTGGACAGTTCTATCACCTTACTTCGACGCAGCTTAATAGCATTCCCTTCCGCAACACCGGGGCTATTGCGACGATTACCCCGGGAGCCTCTCCCTATACCTACACCAACTCCGATGGCTTCGACGAGGACGTGATTGTGCAGGGAGGGACGGTATCAAAGATCGAGTTTGGGAGAGGGGCAACGTTTCAGGACGTTGGTCTGACGGCGGGGATGTACCATCTCTCCCCTGGGGATAAACTTAAGGTGACCTATACGGTCGTCCCAAATATGGTAAAGGTGCCGCGATGAGCTATGAACTGGAAATCAAACCCCTCCAGGGGAATGTGACGACGGGAGAGTTGATGACGCTCGCCCGCAAGATGATTGCGGAGAGTCGCTTTGCCCGGCTGGGGGTGGACACCGACAAGCTATTCTTCCACGCAAGTGATATCTTGGCGAACGAAAAATCGCTGGCTTTCGGGGCGTTCAGCTTCGGTGTATTGTCGGGAATGGCAATTGGGGTTTGTGGGGAAGTTCTCCCCTTCACCTCGTCGATCGTGGCGACGGAACATTATCTGTACGTGGTGCCAGAGCATCGAGGAGGGTCTGCTGCCCCCGCTCTCGTCAACTGCTTTATTCAGGAAGCAAAAAGGCGGGGAGCGAGGGACGTGGTACTGAGTAACGGTTTTGGCGGTGACGCGGCGAAAGCTGAACGTCTCTTCGAACGGTGCGGGCTGACCCGTGTCGGAAGCATCTTTACTCTTGGAGATTGATATGTGCGGTGGACTTGTTGGTGAGGTTTTCGGTGGCGTGGACAAGCTCGCCAATTCGATCAACCCGATGAAGCAGCCAATGCAATGGCTCACGGATAACACTGTTAGCAAGGTGTTCAAGCCCGCGGGGCAAGCGTACGATTATTCAAACAGCCACCCACTGGAGAGCCTCATTGCCATGATGGCGGCTGGGGCAGGTGCGAGCGCGCTTGGAGGCGGTGCGGGAGCTGGAGAGGCAGGAGCAGCGGGCGCAGCTGGCGCGGGAGCTGAAGCGGGAGCTGGTGCTGGAGCTGGAGCTGCGGATGCGGGCTCCATCAACCTCTTTGCCGATGCCGTTCCGGGAGCGGCTGGGGATGTAGGAGCTACCGCAGGTGGGATGTCGGGGCTTGGGGCGGACACCGCGGGCATTGGGATGGCGGAAGGAGGGAACTCTGGCGGGTCGTTCCTCTCAAGCCTTCTGGGGGGTGGCAGTTCGGGAGGTGGTGGTTTCGGCCTTAATCTCGGCACCGCAAAGAACGGTCTCGGCGCTATGCAAGTTCTCTCGAGCCTCTATGGAATGGAGCAGAGCAGGAAGTTGCAAAAGGGTGCGACGAGTGGAGCGATGTCGAAGGCAGGACTGCAAGCGGTGCAACGATCGATGGCAGCACAGGGATACCAAGGCTCGGGCAACATGATGCAGGCCCTGAGTAAGTACGGTGCGGATGCGTACTCGGGGAATCTCGCACAACAACAAGCAGGTCTCTCCAACACCATGTCGAGTCTTGGTCTGTTGACCGCGGGCATCGGCAACATGGCAGGGTGGGGTGGAACGGGGAATAAGCCATGAGCGGCATCGGTCAGGAGTTCATGGCGCCGATCCTCCAAGACCAAACGTATCGGCAAAACGAACGGACACTTCCAGTGGAGCTGGCGCAGAAGGCTGCGAACACGCGGTATACTACAGCGCTGGCGGATAGGGTTGAATCAGAGACGGCGGCCGAAAAGAAGGTGGCTGCGATGATGGCACAGCAGGCGGGGATGCCTCCGGGAGCTGGTGGGGCGGGGTCGATTTCCGATCTTCTCCTGGGACAGTCAGACATGTGGGCGAAGGCAGGGAGTCCTGTTAAGGCCGCGGCACTGGCACAACAAGCGGCCCAAGCGAGGGCTCACGAAGCTACTGCTCGGGCGGCGCAGGTTCGCGAGGCTGCCGCCAAGGTCAAGATGCAAGGGGACCAGTTTAAGCGTGCCACCGAACTGTTGAGTGGGGTAAAGGATCAAGAGAGCTGGCAGAACGCCAACACCCTCTTCGAGAAGGAGACGGGGCAGGAGAGTCCGTTTAAGAGTATCCCCTACGATCCCGATACGGTCAAGGCGTTGCAGGGAGCGGCTATGACCGCCTACCAAAAGGCGCAGGTAGAACTGCGGGGTAAAGCGGTGCAGGCGACGATTACGAATGTTGCTTCGGAAATCAAGAGCCGCGCGGTTCGGGATGGGGTGGCGCTGGAGCGGCTTCGGGTTTCGCAACAGCGGGAGCAGAGGCTTTCCAAGGCGGGAGGGAAGGATATTGGAGCGCCGGGGAAAGCGGAAGTGTCGGCCGCGGATAAGTTGATTGGAGATACTGGATTGGAAGGGGATGAGCGGGATGCTGCTGCCTTCTCTATCGCATCCGAAGCAAAGATGCTGCGGAGGAAGAACTCGGCGCTGAGCGCGGATGAGGCACTGCGACAAGCGGCCCTCACGGCGAAGATGAATGGGAGTATCACTCCGGGGCAACATAATTATCTTTCTCCTAATGTTCCGGCGAAGTTCAACGCGCCGGTGTCCCTCCCCACTAGCGGCAAAAAGTCTGACCTTGTCCCCGGCCAACTCTATAAGCAGGGAGACAAAACGGCTAGGTGGACGAAGGATGGATGGCAACTGGTAGGCAAGTCCGCGCCGAAGGCGGAAGCTCCTAGTGGTGGCGGGGGTAGCTCCGACGGCGAAGACCCCGAGGGTGACGACAATGAATGACATCCCTGCGTTCCCTTCAGAAGGAGGGGCAGATGCTATCCCTGACTTCCCGACGGGAGGGAAGGCTGCGTCTGCAAAGGTAGATCCCAAAACGCAACCGGGATATGAACCTCCGTTCGATTGGCACGACCTCTTCAACTTCAAGGGGCAAGCCCAGAAGAATGTGAAGAACCTTGAGTCGGCCGCCGACATGGCGTTGGCTACTCCAGGGATGGTGATTGCGAGCGGGGAGGATGCACTAGTGCGGGCAGGGCGGCAGATGGAGCCGGGGCAGACCCACAAACAAATCTCGGCCGCGGGGACGCAAGCCTACGACGCGATAATGGATAAGGCAGGGAGTCCTCTGCACAAGGTGCTGAAGTGGGCAGGGATTGGCGGGGATGGAGAGCCATCGGACATCGACAAGTTGATGGGGAAGGCCGAAGATCTGGTGAGTTCGAGTGGGGATGAGGTTGCTTTGAAGACCGGGGGAGCAATTAACTCCGATGACGTGAAGTCCGTGTTCCGCGCGGCCATGGCTCTGGCGGGTGGGAAAGGACTTAAGGAGGGTCTGACGAAGTTGGCGCAGAGAACTCCTAATGTTACCTTGGACGCGATGAAGTCGGCTCCGGAGGTGGAGCGGGCAAAGACTTACCAAACGGCGCAAGAGGCGAAAGAACCGCAAGCTCCAGTGGAGATGGCGGGAGAGGGAGCTGCTGCGGCGGTTGAGGCGTCGGCAGCGAAGACGAAACTGGTGAGCCCCAAGGATCTGACCTTCGATCCGATCAAGGGGACTCTGGAAGAGAAGGCGCCAGAGATGGGGAAAGAACTGCCTAAGCCGACGGCACTTGAGAGGGCGCTGGATAAGGCGAGCAACGGGAGGAGGTTCGACCTCACCGCGGATGAGAGGGTTGCTCTGAAGGGGCTGATGGATAAGCCTCTAGATAAACCCATCGTCGATGAACAGGGAAAGATTCTGGACCAGCAAGCTTTTGCCAAGGCTCGTGGATACAAGAACTCTCAACGGGGATCAATCGAACTGGGTGTACCAGAGTTCATCCGAAAGTGGGCACAGGGAACTAAGATTGCTACCGATAAGGGAGAGCCTAAGCAAGTCTTCCACGGGACGCAAGAACAATTCGATAAGTTTTCCGAAGACGAGATTGGAAGTGGAGATGGGCACGGCGATTGGGGTGACGGTTTCTACTTCACAGACAATCCCAAGGCGGCAGATACTTACGCTGAAGGTTCCGGGGGCAATGTTCGTCCTGCCTATCTGAAGATGAAAAACCCCGCTACGCTGGAAGATCTAAAGGCTGACCCTGAACTGCGAGATGCTATTGGGGACTACGGCTTCGAAGGGCTGTTGAAGAAGAAAGGATTTGATGGTGTTGACATTAAGCATTCTGATGGTAGTCATGAATATGTGGTTTACGACACCAAGCAGATCCACGGGCGTTTCAGCCGAGAGGCGGGATCGATTGATCCGAAACTGCTGGCAAGGCTCACCGCGGTAGGGCTGGGTGCCTGGGCCGGTGCGTACTTCGACGACGAGAACCAAGCAGAGGGGGCTATCATGGGAGGGGCCGGAGCCCTCGCTGCTGCTGCTTTCCCGGTCCGCGGCTTCGTCAACACAATGAAGAAGTTCGCCGCCGAAGACACCCGGATTAAGATTAATGAGCTGGCGGATGCTCACGAGAAGTATGTGAAGCTCGCTGCCAACGACGTCTGGGCTCTGCAGAAGAAGGTGGAAGAGTTGGAGCCGAGTAAGGCGGGGAGAGAGAAGATTACCCACGCTATTGAGGCAGGGGATCTGACCAAACTCAACCCCAACCAAATCAAAGCCGCGCACATTGTCAAAGATTACTTCACGGGGATCGGGGAGGTGGCGAGTCTCGAAGGGGTGTTGACTTCCGCCCGGGAGAATTACGTAACCCACCTCTGGGACTGGTCGAAGAACAAGGGGCTGTTTGAGAAGTGGATGGATCGGGGGACGGGTGCTCCTGGGATGGGGGTGCATAATCGGTTTGCGGAAGAGCGGTCGGTGCCAACAATCGAGGCGGGGAAGGCCCAGGGGCTCACTCCATTGACCGAGGATATCTCTGCGATCATGGGGATCTATGGGAACTCCATGAGCCGATCGATCGCGAACTCGGTGTTCACCCGAGCGTTGAAGAACGAGAAGGTACCAGGGACGAATATGGGGCTGGTGATAAAGGCAGAGGATGCCCCGCACTCTTACCAGAGCATTAACAACCCGGCGATGCAGGAGCTGAGGGTACACCCCGATATCGCTCCGAGCCTTAAGATGCTTTACGATGTAAGCTCCCCCGGTGCGGCGATGAAGATCCTGCAAGGGGTGTCTGACACCTCGAAGAGGGCGGCCGTGGGCTTCTCGCTGTTCCACGCGAAGGCATTGACCGACGCGATGGTTGGGGGAACAAAGCTCACCAAGATCCCGGGTAATGTGGCGAGGAACTGGAGGGGGATGTTCCAGCCTGCGACCAACATGTACCTTGAGGAACTCAAGAAGGGGAGTGCTTCGCCGCTGGTTGAGAGAGCGGCTGAGGGAGGGCTGAAATACTCTCTTGAAGGAGAGGGTGCGGGGGTGGAGGACGCCGGGAACAGCTTCTACTCCGCGATGACGTCGGTGCAAGAGGGACTGGGCAAGATGATCCCGCACGCGGGGCTTCCGGTCAAGGGCCTCATCGAAGTCAACAAGAAGCTCGATACCTACATGTGGGCGCGGTTGCACGCGGGGATGAAGCTCAATGTGTTCGCGGACAAGCTCCAAGAGCTCACCGACAACGCCGCGAAGAAGATGCAGAAGGATCCGACGAAGGCACTGACGTCGGATCAAGCGGCAAGGATTGCAGCGAGCTACACCAACGATCTGTTTGGGGGATTGAACTGGCGTCGGGTGGCCGAGGATTCGAAGAGCTATCTCGGACGGCAACTGGGACAGGCGATGCTCAACCCTGGTGCTCGCCGCGTGCTCGGCATCATGATGTTCGCCCCCGACTGGACTATCTCCACTACTCGAGCTGCGGTTAAAGCGTTTGGAGGGAAGCCGGACTTCCTCCGCCCCACCACGCTTGCAGGGTTGCACCAACAGTATCTTATCCGCGCCGCCATGTACTACCTCGTGGTAGGCGATGCCATCAACTACACAATGAGCGGTCACCACCTCTGGGATAACAAGGATCCCACGGTCTTGGATATGGACCCGAAAGGGGAGAGGCACATGCAGTGGTCAAAGCATACAATGGAACCGGTGCACTGGTTGACGAAGCCCGCACAACAGGCGATCAACAAGTTGGGGATGATTCCTCGGGAGGCAACTGAGCAGGCGCTCAAGGTTGATTACCTCTCTGCGAAGGGGCGGATGGCCCCGATGAAGGAACGTCTCCCCCACCTCGCCAAGAACTTCCTCCCTATCTCTGCCCAGCAAGCGGATCAAGGCGGAGCAGGAAGTATGTTCGCGGGGTTCGCTGGTGTTCCGATCTACGGCAAGACCGCGGAGCAGAAAAAGAAAGACCGCGAAGAGCAGCGGCGGAAGAAAGCGCGGGAGAAGCGGAAATGAAACCCCGGATCATTTGGCTGAGTCAACTAAGCCGTTGGATCTGTTTCGACCGCTTGACCACAGTTGTGGGACTTGGCCACAACCCCTCCGATGCTCTCCGTTGGTATCTATTCGGAAAGAAGGCGATCCATGGAACCGGTAGACACTAGGGCAGAAGTGCTAGAGGACGAGCTGCGTGCGCAGACGGACCTCGAGGACTGGGTGTGGAACGATTGCGACCTGCAAAGTGGGGAGGTGGAAGATGAAGATTCTGGTGATTGACACAAGTCAAGATGGAGTGCCATTCGCGATCCGCGCGCAGGCCCGGGGTCATGATGTCCGGATCTTTCAGCCTCCGCGGACCACAGGCGAGTCGCAGCTCGCGGGGAAGGGCTATGTCAACCAAGTGAGAGAGTGGAAGACCTCGATGAAGTGGGCCGACCTGATCGTCATGACCGGGAACTCGATGTACGGAGATGACCTCGAACCCTACTACGAAAAAGGCTTCCCGATCATCGGGTCGAACAAGAAGGCAGCGGCCCTCGAACTCGACCGGGCGTTGGGGGACTCCGCCCTCCGTCTCGTCGGCGTTGACACCCTCCCCTACGAAGTGTTTGACACGATCGACGAAGCTATTGCTCACGTACATAAGACCGGCATTACGTACGTATGTAAAGCCTGGGGTGGTGTCGAAGACAAGTCCTTGAGCTTCGTAGCCAAGTCTCCCGCCGACATGATCTTCCGCCTCCAGCAGTGCAAGCGCCTCGGCAAGATGAAGGGGAAGTTGATGCTCCAAGAGAAGGTGAAGGGAGTGGAGATGGCGGTCGCGGCTTGGTTCGGTCCGGGGGGGTTCAGCCAGTGGAAGCGCGAGGTGTTCGAGGAAAAGAAGTTCATGAACGAGGGACTGGGGCAAAACACGGGAGAGATGGGGACGACGATTCGTTATGTCAAGAAGTCCCAACTCTTCGACGAGGTCTTGGCTCCGATGGAGGATTACCTTCATGGAACAGGGTATGTGGGGAACGTGGACGTCAACTGTATCATCGTGGGCAACAAAGCTTGGCCGCTGGAGTTCACAATGCGTTTCGGCTGGCCCGGGTACAACATTGAGAGCGCCCTCCACGTCGGGGACGAAGCGGAACGACTCTACGACTTGTGGGATGGTAAGGATACCCTTCGTGTCCGAGAGGGAAAGATTGCCGTGGGAGTCGTTATGGCTCACGGTGACTTCCCCAACTTCAAGTGGTGTCCTGAGGAGGTATCTGGTCACCCGATCACGGGGATTACACCGGCTATGGAGCCTCACATTTGGCCGCAGTGGATCATGAAGAAGAAGGCACCGGTGATGAAAGGGGATAAGGTGGTGGAAGAAGAGACTTGTTGCACCGCAGGTCACATTCCTTTCACTGTCACCGGGGTTGGGGATACAGTGGAGGCGGCACGGGAAGAGTGCTACAACCGTGTGTGGAAGATCGACTGGCCCTCCAACCGCATGTTCCGCACCGACATCGGCTGCCGCCTCGAAGGCCAGCTGCCGAAGCTCCAAGCCCACGGCTATGCAAAGGGGATGAAGTATGACTAAACCCGTTCGCGGCCGCGCCGACTTTCTCGACCTGGGTAATTGGAATGCTCAGTGCTCCATGTGCGGGCGCAAGCGCAAGGGCGGAGACCTCGTCCGGAACTGGCAAGGGTTGTGGCGTTGCCCGGAGCACAACGAACAGCGCCAACCTCAAGATTTCGTTCGCCCTGTTGCCGACAATCAGCTCCCACCGTTTGTCCAGACTGCTACCTACAACTTCGTCTACGTCTGCGACCCGGAAGGGGTGACAGCTATTGCAGATTATGCGGTAGCTGACTGTGCGATTGCCGACTTCATTTCTCCTGCTTTCGATCCAACCGTAACGGATTAAACTATGGCCGACACTAACTTCATCTCGCGCGTCACCAACATCACAGCCGCTTGGCTAAACGATGTAAATGCGGCGGTCTATAAACTCACCTCGCTCATCACCGGAGCCATTGTCAGGACCCCTGCCCAGAGGGCAGCCGACTATGTTTCGGTGAAAGACTTCGGGGTAGTGGGCGACGGTGTCACGGACGATACAGCTGCGATGCAGCTGGCTATCAACTCTTCTCTGCAGCTGTTCCTCCCGCCGGGCAGTTACCTTTGTGGACAGTTGATCTGGCGCTCTGGCGTATGTCTTGTTGGGGTAGCAGGAGCAGCTTCAAAGTTCGTCGTGAAGGCGGGTACGAGCGACTTCATTATCGGAACGTCCTTGAGCAACGTGTTGCTGCGAGACTTCTACATCGACTGCAGTAACCAAACGGTTGGCGGTGGGTGCGGACTTAAGCTCACTGGGCTGACGGACTCTGCTATTCGTGGAGTTACCGTCTACAACGCTGGGTCCTTTGGCTGGTTGATCTTCTCCGCGGTTCGCTGCAAGTTCATCGGGAATACCATCAACACGACTCGTATGTGGGACGGGATGACGATTACGACAGGCAGCTCCGACTGCGTAATCGCGAACAATGTAGTGCTGAACTCCTACGACTCGGGGATTGGGCTGACCAATACCCTCAACATGAGCGTGACAGGGAATGTGGTCGACCGGCAAAAGGTTGCTGGGAACTGGTTCGCGCCTGGGATTGACGCCGCGGGGGCGATCAATGCGACAATCGCAGGGAACTTCGTCATCGGAAACCAGTACGGGATTAGCCTACTGCTTCATCCCAATTCCGGGGTCTTCCCAAAGCGCTGCACAGTCACCGGGAACACGATTGCCGATGGGCAGTATGGCATTATGCTGGGGTACGCCGCCCCGGCTGCTGTGATCTTCACCGGGTCTACCGCGACAAGTGTTTTGACCGTGACGGCCGTTTCGGGGGTATTTACTGTCGGCATGACCGTGACGATGCCGGGGGTGGCAGCGGGGACAACGATCTCTTCGTTCGGGACCGGAACGGGTGGGACGGGGACCTATAACTTGTCAACGACTCCCGGGACTATTGCTTCCGAAAGCGGAACCGCGGGCACGATTACCGGAGCTCTGCAGGAGATCACTGTCTCCGGGAATACCGTTTTCAGCCAAGACGTCCACGGCATCCACATTGACACTGCGACTTCAGACATCCTCATCTCTGGAAATACGGTGACGTATTGCAGTGGTAATGGCATCAACACGGGAACCTCTGCCGGAGTGACCCTCTCCGGCAACCAATCCCGTAACAACGTCGGCACCGGCATCAACTTCAGCTCCGGTAACACCGAAGTAACGATGATTGGGAACGTGTCGAAGGGTAATGGGGCGGACTATGGCGGGTTCAATGCCGGGCTTACAAGCGCAACGAACCGCGATTCCACGGGGTTCGTCAATGCCTATGGTGCCTTGGGCGATCAACTCTTTGGAAGTGCTATCGGGAACAACACTACCGGACCGAAGTGGTATGGAGGGGTTATCACCGCAGGGAACAACGGGTGGCAGGTAAACCCCGAAGCCGACGGAACCACGACGGCGAAGTTGCAGAGCTTCGTCAACAATGTCGGAGCGCGGTTGCACGCTGTCTTCTACAACAACAACGGACAGGTGGGGAGCATCAGCACCACCGGCAGCGCGACAGCTTTTACCACCTCGTCGGACTATCGGCTGAAAGAAGGCGCCACTCCGGTGGATGGCGAGGCCGCTCTTGCCGCCGTGATGTCGTGGCCCATCAAGACTTTTCAGTGGAAAGCCTCTGGGGCCGCGGATGTGGGAGCCCTTGCACACGAACTGCAAGCCGTCAAACCTTCCGCCGTTGTAGGAGAGAAAGACGAGGTAAGAACGACGGAGACAGGGGAAGAGATCATCGTCCCCCAGGGAGTTGATTGGTCCAAGTGCGTCCCGGAACTCATCGCAGCGGTCCAATATCTCGCTACGAAGCTCCCGAAGGCTTAACCGCCGATGTACTTCACCATCATCCCGTGGGGGCCGGAGACGAGGGCGACCTGTCCACCTTGAGTAAACGACGATAGAATACCGGCGAAAGCCTTCGCATCGGGGAAGTAGGATTGCGAGAAGCGGAAAAGCTCCTTGTATTCCACTTCCCCTTTCTTCTGGATGAACTCCAAGATTTTTGAAGCTTGCTGCACCTCTTCCGACTTCCCGACCTTCGAAAAGACGAAGTGGGCAGAGTCCTCGGTGGAACAGAGCATTGTGTTGGCTATCTGGATGTCGTTGAAGGTAATGACGGGTTCGTCGCGCTTCGAGGCAGCGATCACCATCGCGAGCTTGTGGAGATGGGCTTGCTTCCGCGCGAGATAATTATTCACCCAATCCTGGTTGTCAAGGGAATAGGTGGTTTCCCAGAGATGGGCGTACCACGCCTCCCCCCAGGCTTCTGCTTCCGGGTCGAGGCGGTACTCGCCGAAGAGGTTTGTCGCCATCCACTCAAGGTCGTGGATCAGGTCGGCACGGAGAGAGGTATAGTCGAATTGCGCCTGATTCTTGAGGTAGGCGATGGGACGCTCCTTCTTATCCCCGTAGACGAAAATGCAGCGCGAAGTGAAACCTCCACCAATGGTATTCGCGTCCATGTTTGAGGCGATCCACTGCGGCGTGGTACACGCAATGAGATTGATCCAGGGGGCCTCCACCATATCGTTCCCGGAGCCTTTTGTTTGCTTCTCGAACCGCTTCCGCCCATCCCACAAGGTGATGTGGAGGTTCACCATCTTCGTGTCCTTGAAGTCCATATACATCCCGAACTCCGAGGCAAGAATGGTTATGGGAGACTGCGGGTACCAGTCGTCGCCGATACGAAAAGACTCCGCGGAAGCTGCAAACGTAGTTACGAGGGATTGCCATGTGACCTCATCAGGGCCGAAATGGATACCTGGAACTTCGCGCAAAAGATCCATCGATCCATCGGCAGTGGTTGACTTCGTAGCGATCCCTGGAGGGGCAACGAAAACAATAAAGAACGAGGGGAACCATTGGAACTTGACTTGGTCGAACCAGACATGTCGTCGAAGAGCACCAGCAACGGCCGAGACCCCTGCCCAAAAGTGGAAGATTTTCGGCGCTTCGGAGATTGATGCGTATTGGACATAGGAGTCGAGCCAACTTTCAAGACGTCTAGGCACATTCGCCCCAGGACTTGGTAGAGGTTTTGATCCCGATCGGGATGATCAGGGGCTCTTCGTAGGGAACTACAACGCGGCCGGCGTCCTCGAGCGCGGCAATCGCGCGTGCACGGTCAGTGATGAAGAACTGACCATCGAGGGAGTCGTGGACCTGCATGAGAACTTGGATGAGGTCGCGGTGGTTGTTCCAGAGGTTCATCCAAATCCGATTAATGACACACCCCGTCGTCGACTGCGGTACCCAGGCAATCGCTTCACGAAAGGTTGAGTCGTCAATGCGCCCAAAGAAGTCGAACGTATAACCAAAGCGGTTCTGAACACGATGTGTGCGGCGTACTTCTTCGCAAAAAGCCTCTTGCCACTTTTTGATAGCAGGATACTTGCCAAAATACCACGCTTGCGTGCGAGCCGCTTCATGCACGGTGAGTCCGATCCGCTGTGCCAGCCCCTGGGGAGTTCCCAGGAAATGCGTGCCATGGCCAAACTTCTTGAAATCATCGTACTTCTTGTTGAGCGTACCGTCTGGATTGAACTTCTTGATGGTCGGGTCACGATGGAACTCCCGGGCAGTCTCAATGTAGGGGTCGCGGCCCTCGGCCAGCATCGCCTTCATTTCGGTGCAATTCGACTCCCACACAACGGTGCGGAGGTCGGCCTTTGAAAGGTCGACGTCGAACCACTCATACCCCTCGTCCGGGATGAACATGGTACGGACGTCAGGGAGGTCGAGGTCGATATCGCTCTCGTCATCCCCCTTCTTGTTCGTCACGTTCTGGAGATTGCGGCCGGTGCCGAATGCATTCTCGGAGCTGGAAAAGCGGAACGACTTTGTCCCACAGATGTTGTAGGAAGTGCGAGCGCGGAGGTCCTCGTCCAGCCGCATCTCCGCCCAATCCGACTTCATCTTCTTGATCGCCCGAAGCTCCTGGATCTTCCGGAAGATGGGGCGGGTGATGAGTTCCTTGCCCTTGAGATTCTCGATCGCCGCGTCGTCGAGGGTGGCGACCTTTCCGCCAGGGGTTCGCTTCCAGTTGATCGGGAGGCCCAGGTCGTCATAGAAGAACGCCTTCATCTGGTTGGAGGAGTTGACGTTCAGGGGGTGCCCGCAGACACGATCCAGCCACGTCTGTCGCCGGTCAATCTCCCCCTGGAGGTAGGTCGACAACCTCGCCTTCTCCTTGAGGTCGATCCGGACTCCGCGAATCATGCAGTCGAGGACGGGGAAGAAGAGAGCTTGCTGGAAGGAGTCGACGGAGGCGAGTTGGCGCTCGGTTAGAGCCTTGGCTTCGGCTTCTCCTACTTCTCGGGTGTAGGTGCAATCGCGGCAATTGTAGGCCCAAAGGTCCTCTTGGGTTTCATGTTTGTTGGCTTGCATGTTAACCTCCCTCTTTCCACGTCTCTTTATCCGGCTTCCAATTCTGATACCACTCCGCATACATTGAAGCTTGGAATGCTAAAGACTTCGGTAAACCAGCCCACAGGACGTGCTGTGAAATCATAGTGTCCTGCTTCACGTTCGGAATAAAGCCCCATCGGCGGTGCGTATATTGGCAGTCGTACAACAGGTTTTGACCCCGGACCCAACTGTTGGGGTGGGTTAGCAGTCGGTACAAGGCCCTCAAGATAGCGGCTTCTTCCTCCAACAGCCAGTATCCCTCGCGGTCTTCCGGGATCATAAAGGGAATGCAGATTGCCTCTGTCTTCGACCACGAGAGTCCACAGCATGAGATATGGGAGGCTTTCGTCTCCAAGTCCAAATCGATCCATGTCGGGGCCTCTACAACTTTGGATTGAAGAAACGAAAGCGTAGATAGGACCTGACTAAATCCTGGCCGAATAACGAACTTCCAATCTGGTTTTGGTGTTGGGCCTCTTCGGAGTTCCTTGCAAGCCCGCTTGAGGTCGAGGACGGCGACGGCTCTCCACTCCCGCATCCTAAGGACGGCGGCGGGGTGGTAGGTAGGGATGACAGTGCAATTTGCAGGGCCTTGTAATAGGGAACCCCTCCACTTGACAATTGACTCGTTGCCAGTGAGAGCCCAGAGAGCTGTTCCACCGAGAGCAACAATAACTTTCGGCTTGACCAGGGATATTTCCTTGGCCAGCATTTCGAGTCCGTCGGCGACGATTGGGTCAACCCACTTCCCTTGTCGGAGCACCATCCTCCCGGTGATGGACTTCTTGTCCTCGGGTATCCACGCTGTAATGTCGTTGCGTGGCGGCCTAGCATTGATGACATTAGTGACATAGCATTCATTCCTCAGGATACCTGCTTCCTGTAGCATCCTATTGAGTTCTTGGCCAGAGTCGCCGGAGAAGGGAATGCCGGAACGTTCTTCCGTTTCTCCCCAGGCTTCCCCCACTAGCATGATATCAGCGTCAGGCCTCCCTTCACCCATTCGGGCCATGTTGAGCCTCCCTCTTTTGTTGACGCTCCCGCAACAGTTTGCACGGCTCGCATATGCGGGACTTCCCCATCGGGGTCATCACGACCTTGGAACCGCACACCTCTTTCAGCTTGCCGCAGCCGGCACAATTGAATCTGGAGTAGGCCATTTACGTATGTCCTTCCCCCGGTTTCGGGGGCGCAAAATATCAATCGACAATGCCCCGCGCCGGGCCGGAATGGGGTCATTCTGAGGCGATTCCCGTATTGGGCACGGGGCGTGAGGGTGTACCCCAAATTTTCGCCGCCGATGTTCTGTACGTACATAACCCTCGCATTGTGTACGTTCAAATCAGCCCGCACCTACGGAACGCCTCCAACAGGTACGAATCGGGGTTCTCTTGCCGGCGGTACCAGTTGGCATACCCCCGATCGACATTCGTAACGGGCTCCCCGCGGAACTTCCCAAACGTCATGATCTTGGGGATGCGGGCCTCTTCGGAATAGGCATAAAGGTCTTCGAAGGAGGTGATCCCCTTCTCCGCAATCATGACGCGGAGGATCTCCTCGCAGAAGATCACATCGGCGGTGGCGGAGTGGGCGGAGCGGAGGCGCTCTCGGGTTTCCTTCGATGCCCCTTGGGTGAAGTAGACGAGAGCGGTCAGGGTGTGCGAGTCAAGGTTGGGCCAGAGGTCCCTGGCCATCGCGAGGGTACAGATGCGACGAGGCGCCCGGGGGCTTCCGACAGCGACCCAGTCGAAGTCGATGTTGTGGCCAATCCAGAAGGGGATGGCACCGACGTCGTGGCAAAAGGAGTCCTTGGTGAACGTCGGCAGCCCCGCAACCTCTTCGGGGAGGATGTGATGGGCGGCCATTGCGCCCCACTTCAACTCTCCGGTATAGCCGTATAGGCGGCGGACGGCTGGGTTGATGGGGTCGGAGGGGTCAAAACGGAACTCCCGAAAGGCGGATTCGACGACTTCACAGGTGGAAGGTTCCTTGTCCGTGGTTTCGGTATCGAGGATGATGGCTTGCATGTCAAGCTCCTGCGTTCGAGGAAATGAGGGAAACCTTCCAGGCTTGGAGGGGGATCGAGAGGTCACGGTTGACCGCGGGGTAGACGAAATTGCGGGTCTCGGTGTAATCCCCACGGGAGACGGTCACTGCGAGGGTGTTGTCAACTTCGGTCACGTTGACGGTGAAACCGGCGTCGGTGAAGACTGCGGCGATGCCGGGGGTGAGGCGGAGGAGGTCGGGGTTCATGACTTAATTTCCAGGTGGGTAGTCACTCCGGAAAGCTTTGCGAGGCGACCGGCGGCGATTCCGCAGGCGGTGGGGTCTTGCTCGACACCGGTGACAATTGCAGAGAGGGAATGGCCAGCTTCGAAGATGGGGCCACTACCGCAGAACGGATCGAGCACAGCCATTCCGGGACGAACGGATCGACGAAGCAGCTCTGCAATAAGCGGAACTGGTTTTTGAGCCGGGTGTCCGAGGTTTTCATCGGGAGGGCACTGGATTACGTCTCCAGCGAGGATGGTGGATTTGAGTTCTCCGCGCACGGCGTAGAGAATGCACTCGTACTTCCGCTGCGGCCCCTTCTCCGGCCATGGGGCACGGAAGGCGGAGGGCTTGAACCAGATCAGCGGGGTGCGAAAGACTTTCCAGCCGTTCGTCTCGACAAACTTCTTGAGGCCGTGAAACTTGTCGAAGTCGCAGAATAGGTACAGATGGGCATCCTGCTTGGCCAGACGGCTAATCTCCGGGATGGCGGCAGCCATGAGTTCCAACCAGCTTTCGGTACTGTCATCATAGAAGTGATCGCCCGTCGACCCGCCAGTTCTACCTCCCCCGTCGCCGAATTCATCTGCACCCATCCCATACGGCGGATCGGAACAGATAACATCGAAAGAGCATGCGGGCTGCGATGCCATCCAGTCAACACAGTTAGCTTGAACAAGGCGGTGTTGGCCACTGAGGTGCTCCTTTCCCATCTTCGCGGCGACCGCGGCATTCCGTTCCGCCTCCTCGACCCTCTTCATCGCCTTGAAAGCTTCGGTCTGGGTCTTCGCGTTCTTGACTTCGGGGCGGTGGAGGTTGTTGGCGAGGATGAGGGATTCGCGGACGGAGTTCGCTGCACCGATCGTCGACTTCCCTCGGAGTTCCTCCGCAAGGTCGATCGGCTTCGGGGCGGGTTGGCCGTCACGAGCGGCCTTCTCGGAGCGGAGCTGCATCAACTCGGCCTCCGCAGCGACACGCTCTTGCCAGGTGAGGTCGCTCCGCCGGATGTTCTCTTCGAGTTCCAATTCCTTCGCCTCGAGGGCAGGGAGGTCTCCGAGGTTGACAATGGGGACAGTGCGATCTTCGATGCGCATCCCCTCGAACTTGACGCTGCCGCCGAAGTCGTAGATTTCGCGGAGGGAGCGGAGACGCCGCTCGCCTGCCACAAGTTCGTAGCCTCCGGAAATGTGCTTCCGGACGACGATGGGGGAGAGCAGCCCTCGTTCCTCAATCGAGGACTTAAGTTCCTGCATCTTCCCCTCGTCGAACTCTTTGCGCTGGCGGTTGTCCGCTACGGTGATGAGGTGTTCGGGGACGAGCTTCACTTCAGCTCTCCCGGTGGCTCACACCACCCTTGTCCGCCCGTGCCTCGGCCGCCTCTCCCGAGAACTTATCAGGGAAGCGCTTTGCCAACTTCTCAATGTTCTGCTTCGCGATCGAGTGCATCGAAACTCCTAGGTGTTCCGCGGCCAGCGCCACATACCACATTAGGTCCCCTACCTCTTCGACAAGGTGAGCATGGATCTCCGGGGTGAGGGCCTTCCCGTACTGGTGCATCCGCTTCACCTCGCTCATGCATTCCCCTCCCTCGGTGAAGAACCCCTCGCAGGCATGGACGAGCCCTTCGAGCTGGGATTGGTTTTGAGGGGCGGTGCGGAAGGCGGCCGCTTGGTATTCAAGAAAGTTCACAGTTTCTCCTTTTTGAACTTGTAAATAGTTTCCCATTCTTGCCCAATCTCATTCCATGCTTGGCTGATCCTTCCCCACTCCTCGGACATCTTGCCGTATTGGCGACTAAAGTAAAAGCAGGTCCCGGCGATCCCACAGAGCGTCGCAATAAGCCCCAGAAGAAATTCGTGCATTAAAACTCCTCTTTGAAGTTGAAAAAGGGAGGACCCCGAAAGGCCCTCCCCTGGAAGGACGTCAGACCTTGACTTCGTCGATGTTCATGTCCATTTCGTCGCAGGAGATGGTTCCCTCCTCCAGTTCCTCCGTGAACTTCGCCAAGGCGAATTCGAGTAGGGCGTCCTGGTCGATTTCGGCCTCGTCATCCAGCTCGTTTTCTTCTGCGAACTGGTCAACGTAGTCCTGCGGTTCCAGGAAGTACTGGAACGAGGCCTTCACCGTGATCTTGTGGCGTGCCATGACCACTCCTCACTGGTGAGCCGCGATACCCGCGACCTGCTCGAACAGATCCCCACTCCCCTCCGGGTACTCGCGGTGACCGATCTTCACCGTGACCGCTTGCCCTTGCAGCATACGAGGGTTGAAAGGTTGACCCGCCTTGTTATTGTTGGTAGCCTCGCGGTACTTGCGGAGCTTCCCGTTCTTCCCTGGCGCGTAGTCGAGAGAACCCTGCGGGGTGATGTCGAGCATCATCGTGTCGGTCACGATCAGCTGACCATTGTTCAGCCCTGCGGCCGTCCAGATGTCTTCAGGAAGGTCGAGGGTAATGGGGACGATGAACTTCTTACCCGACTTCGTGGGGTCCTTTTGGGAAACCCAGTCGTCGGCTGAAAGTTCTCCGATGACACCGAGATAGTCGCCGACGGGAATGGGCGGGCGCTTGACGGATTCTTCGGTGGTCGTGAAGTCGAGAAAGGTGCTTGCGTCGAATTGAGACATGGTTAGTCGTCCTTGGTTACGGTTGAATTGCCGGGAGTTGCTTGGAAATATTCCCTGTCCCGGCGGCAGGAAATTTGTGAAATCAAATAGTGCCTCCGCGGCTCTTCCACTTCTCGATGATCGTTCCGAAATTCGGGAGGTTCTTCGCCGCGATCGGGAGGTTGCGGGTCTTGAGGTCTGCGAGGGCGTTTTCCGTATCCCAGTAGAACTCCTTCCCCAGCCGCGTCGACAGCGCCACATCGCTGAACATCGGCGGGATCTTCGGAGCTAGCTTTGCTCCAAGGGTCGAGACGGTGATCTTGCTCGTTCCCCCCAGCGGGTCAGGTTCTCTTTCCACGTGGGAGAGGAGCACAAAATGGCACCGACAAGCATCGCAGAGTCTTCGGAGAGTTCCTTCGAGAATGTTTTGAGCAAGTCCCCAATCTTTTTGATCTTTGTCAAACTTCCCCCCGACGACAGCTGACATTGCTGCAACTCCCATGCCTGTGAGGCCGTCAATGACGATAGCACGGTTTGTTCCCCAGGAGTCAACCGCTCCCAGTTTCTCGCCGTCGTCAGTGGTAACGTCCACGAAGTTTCGAAGGAACTGCTCGTACTGGTCATATTTGCTCCTGGAGGTATCAGTAGTCTTTTTGAGAGCTTCGTAGGAGAGCTGGTTCACCTGCTTCACACTCGCGGCCATTTCTCCCCAGCTCGCGGTCGCTTGCTTGATGGTGCAGAACTTGAGGTTCGCGGGGACAGGCTTGCCGCGATCGGTCCAGTACCCTCGGAGAGATTCAGTGCCCGCTTCGAAGGCGAAGAAGACGACCTCGATCCCCGTGTCGACGAGGGTGCCGATGGAATAGGTCTTCCCGGTGCCAGTGGGGCCCATGAGAAGGACGTTTACACCTGGCAATGCAGATTCAGTTGTCATCGGAGTTTCCTTTAGGGTGTAGAACGGGGCCCCACCCTTCGTCTGTCGAAGCCCGGGCGGTGTCGATGGTGGGATCATCGAGTCGCTTGAGCGTCAGGGCGTTGGTGATCGCGCGATGCGCCAAGCCAAGCTCGCACGCCAGCCTGTCCCGATCCGCCCGCAAGGCTTCGACTTCCCTGCGCAGCTCGTCCAGCGCTGAGTGAGCTGGTGCGAGAGGGGTGAGGGCGCGGGTGGTCACACCCGCGAATTTGGCCTGGTGTTTTGCACTCCACTCGTCGCAGTCAATCCACGTCGCCCCCAAATCCGCGCTCCACTGATGACTCACGATTGGAAGTTGCTCAGCCACGGCCTTCTCCCAGCCGATGCACGTAGGCCATCACGTCGCCGCGCCAGAACTCGAAGCAACGCACAGGCGCAGGAGAGGCGGCGATGTCAGGAAATGGCGCGATCTTGCCTTCCTTGACCAACGTGTCGTACTGGCGTTTTAGGCTTGGGCATTGCCCGTTGACTCCACCTTGATCGCACATGTCGATGCCGCAGTGGTAGCAATAGTCCGATCCACCATTGCTCTCGTGCGCAAGGCTCGGGCATCGAAACATCGACGAGGCGGGCGGCGGTTCAAATGCGCTGGTCGTGCACTTCGTTTCGTCGCCGCACCAAGTTTCGCAACGGCCTACGTCATTCTTTCCGGCCAAGTAGTCAGCACCGGATTGGCAAGACCACGCCTTGTCCTTCGACCCGGCCGGCACTTCACCCACCGGGGTGGATGCCGCCGCAGCGAGTCGGTCGATCGCCATGCTCAGGTGCGCCATGTCCTCGGCGTCGGGCGCCAGGGCGAACAGGTGCCTCGCCTCGCGCTTGCAGTCCTCCGCCAGCCTCGAAACTTCGACGGGGGCAGGAGCCTGGCGGGCGTGAATCAGTTCATAGTAGCACTCCTCTACCCTCTTAAATGCCTTTTCCGATTCTTCCCCCATTTCGGCCGACTCCCACTCCTGCATCGCAGAACACAGTTCCGACTCTCGGAAGTTACTCTCTTTCACAGTTGACTCCTTCTCATCGCCACTTGAAATTCGTGCCGCAACAACCCTGGATTCGCCCGGAGGAACTTTTCCCCCTGCTTCCAGTCCGTCTCGACACACCCAGATGACCCTGGCCAAAGCAGGTCGAGGAGAAAGCTCCCCCCTCCGTGCTTTGGGCAGGGCACGTGACACCCGTGCCACGCCCCTCCTCGAACGATCCTCCCCCACACCTCGCCGCACTCTGGGCAGAGCATGGCAGCACTCCACCACTGGTCTCCGCAGAAGCCAGTGGCGAGGAGGGAGGTTCCGAGGTAGACGGAAGTCGGCTTCACAAAAGAGTTTCCTTCCGGCTGACCGGATCCCATTTCCTTCTCTCAAACCCCGTCTCCAGCCACGGAGTCGGATCAGGGCTCAAGCAGACCTGCTTGAACACGCACCCCCCAAACGCATTGCACGCTTCATCTAGGTTGTAGTCAAAGAACCCCTCTTCCCACATCCCAATCATCCTCTTGATGTCCCGGTAGGTCTGCTCTTCCCACCTTTCAATCATCCAGGGGGCGCGATACGTCACTGTCTGGGCGTGGTCGTATCCTCTTTTAAGGATTGAAACTCCTCTAACGAGCATCCCATCGATGGGGTATCCGCTCTGCCTTGCCCCCCAGCAGTACCCGGAGAACTGGGCTCGCATTTCCCACTGCCGGGGCCAGGTTGCCCCCAGTTGGGAAGCGGTCTTGTCATCTTCACCGAACCGTCCTCCCGCGTAATCAACGACCATGTCAAACCGTCCTGAGTAAAGGAGCGGATTGCCTGTAGTTGGGTGAGAAACTGATAGAGGCTCAAGGAAGGAAAACTCAATTCCTCGTTTGCCGCTAGGAAAAGTGCTGGGGATTGCATTGTCCTCTTCCAATTTCCAGGTGTCGAAGTAATAGACGAGAGCGCCGCACATCCGCTCTGGGCCTTTGACGGAATCCTCGGGGACTTCGAACATCCCGTAGAATTCGAGGAGGGCACCGAGGCCGCGGGCTACCGCCCTCTCAGGAGAGAGGCCCTCGACGTAGAAGGCTTCCCGCGCCACCTCAAGCCCACGGGCGAACGCCCCTCCCGCGTGGAGGTGGACGTTCGGGGTCTTTGGCTTCCAGTGTTCGAGGTATTCGAGCTGGAATTTCCGGGGACAAGAGCGGAAGGCGGAGAGAGCGGAGTTGTCTAGGACCTCGGGGAATGGAGGGCGCTCGACGGTCACAGATCCCTCCGTGCCTGCTCGCTGAAGTATCGCAGGAGGCGGTCGAGTTTGTCTTCAACGCTAGCCAGCCGGGTAATGACTTCTTCCACGGCCATTTTTGCGGCATCGTTTCCCCTCCGCGCGTTCGACTCGATGCCAAGGGCTTTCCGCGCTCCCGAAATGTTCCCGTCGGTAACGGGAAAGCATTGGGGATTGACGGCGGCAAACTGCCCTTGAGAGAACGCTTGCGCGAACTCTACATCGTTCATCCCACTTTCAACGTAGGCCGTTTGCACCACCGTCATCAGGACGAAGGACTTTGCCTTGTCCAGCATATTGCGTGTCATAGCTCAGTCCTCCCTCACCGAGTGCCCAATCATCAACAGATCGTTGATCTGCTGTTCCATCATCTTCGCTTCGCTCTCGGCCTTGGCGCGGTGTTTCGCCAGTGCCTCTCGCATCGCGGCGACGGTCAACACCGTCAGCGCCTCCCTATGCGGAAGGTCCGGGAGATCGATCGTCACCTGTCCCAGGTGGAGATATCCCGCCTCGTTCGTGAGGTACTTGCTGACCTCATCCTTCAGCTCGACGGAGTAGTACGCTTCACTTTCGTACCGCAACACGTCACCTGGATTCGACACGTAAACCTGACAGTTCTTCCTCATTTCCTTCACCCATTTCCTCATCCTGCAACAGCGCAGGGGAGAAGGGAGACTCGCTCCCCTCTGCTCTCAGCTGTCGAGCTTCGCCCACTTGGCGGTGTAGCGCCCACACCAAAGGTCGTCTGTGACCGTGGGCCACGAAGCGATCGGCTGTGGCATCGCCCCCATTTGGCCGGTGATGTGGTTCGCTTGGGGGATCAGCAGGATCGTGACCTGCGGGGAGTTCTCCTTACATAGGCCCTCTTCCGGCCGCGTCTCAATCCTCTCGAAGAACCGACACGTCTTGCACGTGGGATTCGTCTTCAGCAGTTCCACGGTCACATCATCTCCCCGAGCAGATCATCCCCGTTAACATTGATCGCTGCGGCCTTTGTCGCGCGACTCGTCGCCTTCGTCGCACTCGCCGTTGCCGCGCTCATCCGATCCGCCCGCAGCAGCCTCACCGCCAGTATCATCTCATCCTCCGTCACCTCCTGCCCCTGCGCCATCTTCTGCCGCATCAGGTTGAGTTTGCTCGCCGTCTCTGGTGATACCACTTTGAATCTCCTTCAGCAGGTCATTCCCGCTAGCTTCGATGCGTCGAAAGAACTCTTCAATCCTTTCGACAAAGAACCGTTGGTATGCCCCCTTCGGCACCTTCCCCAGCCGATCGCTCGTGAGGAACTTCTCCAACTTCTCCAACGTCGGTTGAGGCAGAGAGATGGTCAGAGGGAGGGTGGGGGTGATTAAGCGCCTTGGGGGCATGGTCATTCCCGTTGATTACGTTAGGGTAATGTACGGGAATATCATTCCCGCGTCAACCCAGCAATCAAACCTTGGAATTGCCCTGCGCGCTCGTGCGATAGCCCTTGTCAGCCATGCACTTTTCGAAGCTCTCCCGAGCTTTCAGCCTGTGGGCGATCGGTGCCCCCATCAAGAGGACATCGCCCCACGAAGTGTTGTCGTGCGCATCGTCGTGCGCGACCTTTTGGCAGCTCGCCACCTCGAATGGGGTTGCTGCGGGGTCTTTGAAGGTAGAGCAGCCGGCTAGTGCGGCTGCGAGGATGAGGTACTTGGTCACGGTTCGTCTCCTTGCGTGATTTCGCCAGTTCGCCCCCGGGGAGTGGGCGAGGAGGGAGGTTCCCCGGGGGCGCACGGCAGGCAGGGTCGAACCCTCGGCGCCCTCGACAGACCCGATCGCTTTCTGGTATCTGTCGGTCTTGGAGCGGGATAGGAGAATCGAACTCCTGTCGAGAGCTTGGAAGGCTCTAGCCCAACCATTAGGCCAATCCCGCAATTCGGTGGGTCAGTTTCACCGCATGACCCAGGCGGAGGACTCTGTCGCCAGAGCAAGCCCTGCTCGGCAGAGCCTTTTGGAGGTTTCCCTCCCCTATTAGCCGTTACTGTTTCGGGAGCCGCTTTACGCATGGCACTCCTTTACGGGGCAGCTCGGCTAATAGGGGAAGATACCCCTTACGGGGGTAAGTCGGCAGGAGTCTTAGGGCGCCTAGCTTCTCCCAGGCCGTTAGGCCATCAGCTCGTTCAGCGCGGCGTCTCCATCCACCCCCGCGTCCTTGCTCGCCTTTTCCGCTTCCATCCGCGCGATGATCGGGGCGGTCTTCGTGCCCGGCGCCCGGAAGGCGGCGTAGAGCTTCTGGCGCGTCAGCCCGGCGGCCTTGCCGGCCTCGAGCTTCGTCTCCAGGAATGCCTTGACGAAGGCGACGTCCTTGCCGGTCGCTTCGCACAGGGCGCGGATCACGACGCTGGCTCCGGCGAATCCATCGCTCGCACCTCGCTCGACTCCCCACTCACCCTTCGCCAGCCGCGCGAGGATCGAATCCACCGCCAGGACCATATCGCCGACTTCCTTCTCGCCCGCGGTTTCGTCGCCCACCTTCTGTGCGATGCCGTGCGCGAGCAGCTTCAGGGCCAGCGGATCGGTCAGGTCCACCTTGATGCTGCGCGTGCTGCCGTCGACGAAGTCGAATCGGACGCTCGCGGACGTTCCTTCCTCGCCCGTCGTCTTAATCATGCGACGCTTGCCGACGAACTCCACCGTCCGGCCGTCCGTCATCGCCACCCTGACGCCCGGCGTCGGAGTTTTCTTCGCCGATTCGGTCGTCGGCACTTCGTTGGTCGTTTCGCTCATTCTCTTTTCTCCGTTTTGGCAGGTCTTTACAAGAGGCGCCCACCGTTTTCCCCGTGAGACTCGATTATCGTTCGTGCGCGGGGTACGTCAACCCAGCAAAACGTTAATCATCCAACGCTTCCGCATCGAGTTTTTCGAGCACCACTCGAAACTCGGCCGCGTCCACGATCAGCTCTTTCCCTTCTTCGCAGTCGCAGGTCGCTTCCACAAACGCGGGGAACTCGTCGGAACAGCCGCACTTGAGGCAGATTGCTTCGTGCCAAAAGGCGGCTTCGGTGATTTTTTCGCGGAGGGTCAACACGGAAGCTCCTTGAGGCAATAAGCGACGATGTTGTCATCGGGGTTGTGATCGTTCCACCCCCACCCAAGCAAGTTTTGGGTTCGGAAGGTGCTACCGCTTCCCAGTAGGATCTTCCCTACCCCCTGCGGAATGTTTTCCATGTCGAACTCCCACCGAACCCAGGGGCCGTGGTTGGGTTCTTGGGGAGGGAGAGGAGGGAGGTGGCACACGCTCCACTGTTTCTCATCCCGATTAATCATTGCCTGATCGGCCCAGTTCTTCGCCTCGAACGGCACCCTCGTCGGAGCAGGCTTCGCGAGCCTCTTCGCCTCGTCGATCCGTGCCCGCAGACCGGGGCTCTCCCAGTCATAGTGCCCATCCGGCCCCGGCTTCCGATCCTTTTTGAACGGCTTGAAGTCCATGATTTGCTCCTAAGCAAATATCAACGTGGGTTTTTCGTCTTCTTCGTACCACTCCCAGCCAATACACTCTCCCTTCTCATGATCGAGATAGGGGCGTAGCCAGCCCAGGAAAAGCGCGATTTCGTTGTCGTAGTTCTTCAAGTCCGAACGCGAGAACAGGTAGGTTCCGAGTCCTCGGTACAGACTCGACATCGCTTCCGGGTGGTGGTAGTAGCTAGAACATCCACCAATTCCCCACCAACGAGGGGTTTCGAACAAAGCGTGTTTGGGAAGGCCCCGGGGCTTCTCGACTTCGCTTTTGCGGTCGAACAGGTAAGCCAGGATGTTCATCACATCTTCTGGCACGTTTTTCTTGATTCGGCACTTGAGCACCAATTCAGTGTACATTCCCATTACTTGCTCCTCTGTCGTGCATGATCGCACTGGAAAGGCTCGTGGCCTCTCCGCTGAGATCACTTTTCGTCAGCGACCGTCTTTCCCTTCTTTTCCCAGCGCTTCGCCGCTGCTTCCCTCGCCGACTCGGAATCGAACTTCCTCGCCGTCCCCTTCTCATGCGCGGCCCTCCCGCCCTTCCCCGCAACTTCCCGCTGTTGCTCCACCGTCAGTGCCGCAAACCCTCTTCCATTCGGATATGCCATTTCCTTACTCCTCATTCAGTGTTGCACTATTGCCCCACTGGGAAGGGTCTCTCCCTTCCCGCTGGGTCAAACCGACACCAGCGCCCAAAACCCGCCAATCGCCATCCCCACTGCCGTGCCAAACAGCAGTCCCTCCCTCGTCGACCAGGGACTTCTGCTCTTCCGATCCGCGAAGTAGAGGTGGAGGATCAAAAAGGCGATTCCGAGGAATAGGCCTTCGAGGAAGATATCGAAGGCGCTAGTTGCTTTCACGGCCGACCTCGCGACGTTTCTGAGCCATGTCTCCCACTTGCATTGCGCATGCGACCAGCTTTTCCGCCTTCGTCATCGGTCGAGCGCGGCCCTTCTCGTAGTCCTGCTTGGTCGGTTCTGGCTGCTGCATCCGCATCGTGTGGGCGCGCTCTTCGTTCTTCCGCTTGTTTCGTGCCGTCCGTTGCTGCTGCATCGCGTTGCTCGGAGCACGGGAATGCCGACCGAACTTTTGCCCCTTCTTTTCCTTTGCCATAACTCTCTCCTCAATGCCAGTTAGTGCGAAATTGCACTGGCATGAGCCGAACCCATGCCGCTGCAGTCTCACCGAATTGTAATGTCGTTCGTCGCCCCCTGTTGTTCAACCTCCCGGCTAAACCCCAGTCCCCTCACACAGTCCGGGCAGAACCGCGTGAACTCCTGCTTCACCTCGACAGTGTGCTGCTGGTTGACTGGCCAATCTCCATTCGACGCGATCGCTTGCAGCCGCCTAGCCCCCGTCCCCACCTTCACCTCGCAGGTGAAGATGCCGTCGAGCCTCTCCCTCACTGACCCGCAGCAGTTGCACGTGATCTGCGCAACCATCGCCACCCACCCCTTGAACTCGAAGCTCTCGAAGTTGTTCCACTCCGTATGCCGGCGAAGGGCTGGTGCTTTTTGCCCGCACTCAACCACTGCCCTCTTCTTTGTCCCCGCGTCCGGCCAAGGAATTTCTACCCCCAGGCTTTCCAGCAGGTCATCGGCCTCAAAAGAGTCTGCTTTGTCCATGATCCTTCTCCTCTTTCCGTCTCAGATGCCACTTGTTCGGCCGCTGTTTCGCTAGCGACCAATACGCCCTCCCATCCCGCATGCATTCCCGAAAGGCCAAGTGGAAGGCCGAATGGTTGCACCTCGCCCTGCTCGGGGTCGTCATCTCAGAACCCGCAGAACCAGCGAAGTACCTTCTCGAACCATCTCGGTTCCCGCTTCTCCGGCATTGGCCAGAGTCGATCATCCGTATACGGCCCGAAAGCTTCTTTCATCGTCCGAGGGAATCTCCCCGGCATCCGTGCTTTGACCATCTCAGCTCCTCAGCCACAAACCTGCGGGATCGCAGGAGGATAGGCAGACCCGCTGCCCATCCCTCTTCGATCAACCCTCTTTCGGCAACCCGTCCGGCCCCAGCCCCAGCATCTCAAAAAGCCGTTTTTGGCTCTCTTCTGCTGCGGCATCAATTTCCGCCTCTGTCTTTTTCCTCACCGGTTGCGCAAGCGGCCCCCGAGGAATTACCCTTTCCCCCAGTGCATTTGCCGGCCTCAGCTGTTCCTCCCCCTCCACCCTCACGTGGGTGTACGTCAGCCCCCGTTTGATTTTGCTAATCGTCTCCACACTCACCCCGTAATATTGGGCAATCGCTGCTACCGTAACTCCCCTCACCAGATTCTCCTTCACCATCCTCGCCTCTTCATCCGAAAAGGCCCTGTACCCCCTCAGCGTAGCCATCTCTCAGCCCTCCCAAGTCTCATAAGCATCGCGATAGGTCTCCCATTTCGCGATCCCGTCAATCACCCCCAAGCTAACCCCAAACACCCGGGCCAGCTCTGCTTTCGCAACCCCTTTCGCCAAGCGCTTGCGAATCTCAATAGCCTGCCCATTAGTCAATTTCCTCAGTTTCGGCCTCATTCTATCCCTAACTGTCATTCAATTCTCCTGTGAGCGGGCGCCGTGCGGGCGCGATGGGCCATTATCGCACGTCGTCCCCCATTGGTGGTCAATTCCCCCACCACCCCCATGGTATCGTTTACCCTAACCAACCACCACTCCACCCTGCCGACCGGTATACCCCCCCTCTCGGGGGTTCGCTGTGTTCAGTTCTAAAAACAAAAAAAATGAAAAAAGAAAAGAATTCGAATCCCGAGTATTTCGCTCGGGAATTATCGGGAAAGGGGGGTATACCAGCCGACGCGGTGACGTGGTGGTGGTGTCGTTATGGTTATTCCCCCAGCCCTTCCAGCAGTTCATCGCCGTCCAGGTCGCTCGCCTGTTCCGCGCGCATCCGCTCGACGACGGGCTTGACCTTGCCCGCATTGGAGAGGGCCGCGAGGAATTGGGATTGGGTGATGGCCTTCGCCTTCGCGCCCGCCTCCACGATCCCACGGACGTCGGAGATGGTCTTGCCGGTGACCTCCGCGACTGCCGCGAGCAGGATCGGGTCGAGCCCGCCCGGCTTCCACCCGGCCCCGCCCTCGCGCTTCGGTGCCCAGTCGGCCGTGCCCGAGTGGAAATGGTCGACCAGTTCCCGCATCGCCTCGAACTTCTGTTGCGGCGTGGCGTAGCTGTTCGTCTCCTTGTTGAACGGGATGGCGGCGCGGTCGGAGACCTTCTGAATGAACCCGTGCGTCCGCGCCCGCATCAGGATCGCCGCGTTCATCTTCGTCAGGTCGAGCACGAGTTCGCCCGCGCCCTTCACGTTGAACGTGATGCGGGTTTGATCCTCGCTGACTGCGGTCGTGATGACGGAATTCGACTTTTGCTTGGTCATGATAGGCTCCTCAGCCCGTTGCGATGGTAAGACACCATCCCGCAGGGGCAACCCGTGCCCCTATCGGATGTGGTCGTTACTTGGGTTGCAGTTCCCAAGGAATCGCCTCGATCCACTCTGCCCACTCTCGGGCTCGCAACCCAATCACCTCCATGCGGCGATTATAGTCCGGGATCACGTCCGAAAAGAAATAAACCCTTTCGTCTTCGTGGTGATCTCGGCGGGCTTCGTGTAGGGCATTAGCGAGTACCATGGTGTATCTCCGTGCGGTTGGTTGGTCGATGAATGTATCTTCTCTCCATCCTCGCCGCCTGGGAACTAGGGCAAACCCTATGTTCCAGCCCTTTACAATGTAACAGTCGCCCACCAACGTACACCACGACTCGCTAGCCTATGGCAGGCGCGCACGCGCACGCGTCGCACGATCCGTGCCAACCCCCGCATCGCTGTCCGTTAGTCAGTGCCCACTCTCTCCGCTGAGGGG